ACACGGAAGATTGAGCGAGGAGGTAAGGTAGGCACAAGCGACTTATATGGCTCTACATTCATTGAGGGCTGGTATGAGAGTATGATTACTCTACAGCGTAAAGGAGCTACTACCTCTAAGATGACAACTTATTTCCGTAACTTTAGGTCTGGTGATGTTTATATCCTACAGGTTGATGACCCTAGAGGAGCTAAACTACAGTACCTAAGCGACGAGGAAGCTGATTTTGGTCAGCTAATAAAGAAAGGTCCTGATAAATGATAGTATATGATTATTATTGTAAGGATTGTGAAAAAGAATATGAAACTATTTTAGACCATGTTCCCTATGAATGCGAACACTGTGGGGGATATGAACTAACGATAACTTGGAGGGCGAAAGCTTATGACTGAAAAACAAGTAGTGCCAAAATATATGGCAGATTGGTTGAAATTCTGCAAAGATAATGGGTTTAAACTTTTAGAGGGAATGTCTCCCTATGCTTCTGCAATGGAGGAATACCTAGATGATTTTGAAGGTGACATTCAGGAAGTCTTAAAGTGGATTAGACATAACCCAGATGAGTTTGCCAGGGCTTGGTTAAATGGCTATGGGGTTGATAAACTTACTAAATACTCAGTGCAGATTAAAGGGGTAAAATACACTTATGCATACCTCAAGTATAGTAGTAAACATAACTATTGGTATTTTAGTGACGCTACAGTAGGGACTGCCTTTAGTATCTATCACACAAAAGAGGATTTAGAAAAATCTGGATTTGGCTGGGTGTTCTCTTGTGATGGTATATCTGTAGTGGAGGTGACTAGTGGGTAAAAGAAAATCTATATCAAAAAAGACTAGAGGGGCTGTCTTATCTAAGTATGACGGGCATTGTGCTTACTGTGGAAAAGACTTAGATTTAAAAAGTCTAAGGGTAGACCATTTACACCCCCACTATTTAGGAGGTGAAGATACTTTAGATAACTATATGCCTGCTTGTTACAAATGCAATTTCTATAAATCAACTCTTAAATTAGAACAATTTAGAGAGCAAATGCTTACTCTGCATGAAAGAATAGAGAAACCATTCATAGCAAGGCTAGGCATTGATTATGGTATTGTAAAAATAGAGCCATTTTCTGGAAAATTTTACTTTGAGACAAAGGACTAAGGAGATAAAAATGAATAAAATGAAATTTACAGCAGGAATGATTGTTTTAGCAGGGCTTTTAATTGCTCCTAATGTACTAGCAAGTGAGGTTGCTAAAGAAGGTACTCAGATTAAGGTCACAGAGCCTGAAATTACATACAGCTCAGAGGCTGCTGAAACTTATGTAAACAAAGACCTGACATATAAAACAGAAATTCCTGATGAGGTAGAGATTAATGAGGGTGATACACTCACTTACAATCTACCTGAACAGCTCCAATGGACAACTACACAGGAATTTGATGTGACTAGTCCAGAAGGGGAAGTGGTAGGACGTGCTGTGGCTTCAAATGAAACACAAGCGGTTACTACAACCTTTAACAGCTACTTTGCAGAACACCCTCTTAACAAGAGCTTTGATATGACTCTTAAGACCATGTGGAAGAAAGAGGTAGTCACAGAGCGTGAAAAGTATGACCTCAATTTCAATGGAACTATTGTTAAGCAGGCAGAGGTTAAGCCACAAACACCTGCAAACTCACAGGAAATTGTTGCCAAGTGGGGCTGGCAAGATAAAGATGACCCTTCTATTGTGCAATGGGGAGGACGAGTGAACTTTGTCAAACACCACCTCACAGATGTAAATGTATCAGACACTTGGGACGATAACAATGAGTACGTAGAGGGCTCTATGCGTATCTTTGAGCTCTCATCAGCAGAGCCTTGGGTTGGTATCCGTGAAATCCCTCTATCAGAGGTTAATGTTCAGTTCTACAAGAACGGCTTTAAGTTCAGTATTCCTGATGTGCAGAACATCATCAGTGTGGAATATAAGACACGGCTCAAAAACAAGCTACAAAACCCTGTGAATGTGCTAAGCTTTACAGCCATGGGACAGGAATATAGCTTTGAACGTGAAATCACAGTGGCTAATGCTACAGGCTCAGCTAAAGGCAAGGTGCGACCATTCACTTATGATGTACCACCAGCTCCTGTGTATGACATTCCAGAATTTGAGGGAGGTGTAGTTCCAAATGACCCTCCAGTATTGGATAAACCAGAGCTTAATATTGACAATATTGAGCAAACACCACCAGCGCCAGTATTTGAGCTCCCAGAATGGCAAGGAGGTACTACACCGCTTGACCCTCCTACAGTAGACAAGCCAGAATGGAATGGTGGAGTAGTGCCAAATGACCCTCCTGTGCTAGACCTTCCTGAAATTAACATTGATGATGTACCGGTATTGCCACCAGCTCCTGTGCATGAGTTACCAGAGCTTGATGTGCCTGATGTACCACAGGAAGAGCCTAAGACACCTCCAACACAAGAGGAATTGCCCCCTGCTAGTGCTGAAGTTAAGTCACAGGACAAGAAGGTATTGCCTAAGACAGGCTCAAAAGACAACGGTATTTTGGTGAATATTGCCTTTGGTATCATCTTTATTGTAGCTTGTATCAAAGCTTACTTTACTAAGAAGGACTAAACTATGGCTAAAGAATGGAAATATCTGTATATTCAGAAGTCATGTGTAAAGTTCTTTGCTATGAAAGACTATGTAGAGCTAAGCCTACCTAACATGGAAAGAGCCACAGTAGCCTATGTGCCTAGAAAGCTTATAAAGAATGTATATGACGCAGGTAACGGATATTTCTTAAAGCTATCCTACCTAGATGAAATGTACTTTAGAGGCTCTGAGGCTGACGGAGGCTATTGGCGTGATACTTTACTAAGAATGTCTACTGTGAAGAAAAGCTTAACACACATGCACAACCATGTGGCAGAATGTATCAGCCTTGCTAAAGAGGCAGAAGAAAGACGAGGAATGAGATAATGAAGAAATTTATGGCTTGGGTGCTAGGAACAGTAATCACTTTACTGTTCTGTGTACCTGCTAGTTTTGCAATGTATATCGCTATGGGAAGCCTGCTTGCTCCTGAGCTGGTTAAAGTAGGTCCTGTGATTGGGGTTATTAGCTTCTTTTCCGCAGTAGTATTCTACTTTGCAGGAGCTATGATGGGCACAGGAGCTTATAAAACGCTGTTAGGACGGTAATATGAAGAAAAGAGACTTAATGGTACTGGCTAAACGGCTATCAGTTGTAGAGCTCTTTTCCCTAGATATTGAAACCACAGGGCTAGATAGGTACAGGGACAAGATAGTCTCTGTGCAAATCAGCTATGACTTTAACGGGAAGGAATATGACCATTTCATTTGGTGGGAACAGTACACTAAAGAAGAATGGAAAGCCTTCCTGAAAGCCATAGATAAGCTAAACATGGTCACTCATAATGGTAAGTTTGATATTCTGTTTCTATATGTTCACACAGGAGTATTCATGGAGCTTTACATGGATACACAGGTGCTGGCTCATGTCTCTGGTGAGGTAGAGCTTGGGTTAAAACCTCTTGTTGTAAAATACTTTGGTGATGATTATGATGTAAGCAAGGAAATCAAGGTATCTGGTAAGCGTGATAGTCTGAATACTCTTAAAGGATTTATCACAAAGTATTTCACAGGAGTAGAGCTTGTCATGGAGCAGACTACTGAGGAAAATGCTAATGCTTTCTTGTCAGGACTAAAGACCAAGGCACAGAAGAACGCTTGTAACCTCATTGACAATGGGGATGGAACATTTGATGTAACCAGAAAATGGGCACACAAAGACCGAACAGCTATGAATAAGTTAGCCCAGCAGGTCTATGATGAACTTAAAGGAGATATACTTACCACTGGAATGTCCGTAGAAGCCACTGACAGGCTCTGTAAGGCATTTGAAAGTCTTGATAGTGTAATTGTACTAGAGACGCTAAAAGACGTGACACAGGAGCTTGTAGAGGCTAATAACAAGAAGCTAGTTGTCTATGGAAAGAAGGACACACGATACACGCTTAAGCTAGTGCCTATATTCAAGAAAATCATCACAAAGTACAAGATGATTAAGGTATATAAGCATGAAATGAGAGCCTATAAAGCCTACTCTATCATTGAGAAACAAGGTATCTATCTTGACCCTGAGCGACACAAGGTAAGTGAACAGCTAAGGGCTGAGTACACAGAGCTCCTTGAAGAGCTCAATGAGGTGGCTGAAATCAACTGGAACTCAACACAGCAGGTAGCCAAGGTCTTATTTGGTAAGAAGGGCGCTCCTGTGATTGTAGATGGTAAAGAGGTTGGAAAGTCCTTGGGACTGAAACCTGTGAAGAAGAGTGGCTCAGGAAATCCTAGCACAGATGATGAAACTCTTGTGGAGTTGTCAGCTGTGAGTGAAGTCGCTAAGAACCTGAGAGAGTATAAGAGACTAACGAAGCTAGATACCTTTATCAAGTCATGGGACGAGATAGCGGTAGATGGACAAATTCACCCTAGCTTTAATATCACAGCTAGGACAGGAAGGACAACCTGCTCAAACCCGAACCTTAAAAATGCTGGGGGTTCGTTAAACTGTGTGAATTTAGGGAAACCCTCCATGATATGGGGCAATCCTAAGCCAAGCCTTATAGGGATATAAGGAAGGTTCAACGACTACGTGGGAGTCTAGGACAGACAGAACACGCAAGAGCGCACAGCTCCTAGATACTTAGGGTGATGAGATAGTCTGAACTTACAGAATGGTAAACTGTAAGAACTAGGGGATAAAGAGCCTCTAGGGTAACAGGTATTGTCAGCAAGTACCACAAAATAGTAATGTACGAGGGATTATACATGGAAGAAAATGGTATAATATTATAGAAGCGGATTACTCCCAGCTTGAACTGCGTGTAGCCGCTGAGTTTTCAGGAGATAAGAATATGATACATGCTTACCAATCGGGAAGCGATTTGCATACAAAAACACAAGAGCTGATGTTTGGAAACCTTGAGGGATTAGACCATGATGAGCTTAAGAGAAAACGGACTCAGGCTAAATCATGTTTCAGTGGAGATACTGAAATTCTGACAGATAAAGGGTTTGTACCATTCAATATGTATGACGGAGTAACTAAGGTAGCTCAGTATAATATTGAGTCACAAGAAATTAGTTACACAGAGCCGTTAGACTTTAGAATGATACCAAACCAGAAAATTTGTGTGTTTGAGAATGAGAACACCTCACTAAAACTGACACCAAACCATGAGTGTATTATTCAAGTACAGAATACTAGAAAATACATGAAGAAGCTACCTTTTGAGGAGTTGGCAGGTCATGGACAAGCTAAGTATGCTTGGGTAAATGCAGGTTATTACAGCTATGACAAAGAAAAGTTCATAGAGGATAAACTAACAAGATTTGTTGCTTGTTTTGTAGCAGACGGAAGCTATAGTGCCTCAAAGAACGCTATCAAATTTGGGTTTACAAAGAAACGCAAGATTGATAGGTTTAGATGGTTACTAAAAGAGCTAGGAGTGTCCTGTGAACCTAAAATACAAGGAAAGTTAAAGATAAGCTATTTTACATTAAGTGACTTTACGCTACTAAACCTTGTGAAGAGATACTGTACTGAGGATAAAACCCTCCGTGAGCCTGCTCTTACTGAGTTAAACCCTCTTGTGTACCTTGAGGAAGCAGGTCATTGGGACGGTCATACTAATAAGTTTGGTCTAATTAGAGTATCCTCAACAAACAAGGAGACTTTAGATAAAATGCAGATAATGGCTATACAGTCTGGAGTCCGTGCAAGGCTTATTCTAAGAAATGAAGCTTATGATAATGTAAGTACCACTTGGGAATTATCCTATAACCTTGCTAAAAAGCCTTTAAGTAGGTTTGAGAGTAAGGATATTGACACACGAACTCATCACAAGACAAACTACAATGTCTACTGTGTGACTGTTCCTGAACACAATATTGTAATCCGTCATAACGGAAAAGTATCAATACAAGGAAACTGCAATTTCGGATTTATCTATGGTATGCAGGCTAAGTCATTCCGAGATTATGCAAAGGGATATGGGCTAGACTTGTCACAGGAAGAGGCAGAAGATTTTCGTAACAAATTCTTTGAAGCTTATCCTACCTTACCAACGTGGCACAAGAAGAATATTAACTTTGCTCAAAGTTATGGTTATGTAGAGTCTCCTATAGGACGTAAACGTTTTCTAAGAGACATCTGGTCTGATGATTGGGTCAAGAGGTCTTCTGCTGAAAGACAGGCTCTTAACTCAGCTGTGCAAGGGTTTGGAAGTGATTGCTGTATCTCAGCCATGGCAGATATTGTATTCTCAGATGATTTAGACCACAGCAGGGCTAGAATAATCGGCACAGTACATGATGCTATTCTTGTAGAAGCTGAGGAGGATTATGCTCAGGAAGCTTCTGAGATTATCAAGAAGCACATGGAGAACCCCTCAATACTAAAAGGAATAAAGATGGAAGTACCTCTTGTGGCTGACGTAGAAATCGGCAAGGGCTGGGGTCTTCACTAAGGAGGAAAATATGATTGAAGAATACTGTAATAAATGGGGAATACTCCCTGAGTGCTTACACATTGTAGAATGTCTGGAAGGCAATGAGCACTACACCTACGCTGGAGGAAATGTTCACTCGGCCAAGGAAGGTGACTATATTGTTGTCTCAGATGACCTGCTCACCTTCTCTGTGCGTAAGGTTACTGATGTGTTCCAGAATAAGGAGGTAGTAAAGGCTATCCTAAATGGTGACCCTGATATTTACCCTATTGTGCAAAATGTCTCAAGCGGTGTTAAGTGTCTGCTCAGAACAGCTGACAAAGTAGCTGACAATGACAGACTTAATACCATGCTAAAGGAGCGCTTAGGAGTTACCCTCACTGAGGTAAACAAGGCTCTAAAGGAGTTCAAGCATGATAATCTGGGATAAGAACTGTTACACAGAGCAGGAATACCGTGATATTAAGAAGCAAAATCGCAGGGCTTTCTTACTAGACCCCGAGGGCTACTGTGAAAAGCAGAAGGAATTTAACCCCAAGTATGTATTAGTCACAGACAAGGATACCTACTACATGGATAACTGGGTTAAAGGCACAGGGTATATCAAGAAGGAACTTGGAGATAATGTTGGACGATACTGGTCAGCCCTGGAGGTATTTAACCTCAAACATGCCTTACCTAAGAACTATGTCTCACTAAAATTCTCAGTAGACGTAGGGGATAATATCCTTGTAAGATATATCTCACATACCTGTATGTTTGAGTGTATGATTAGGGAGACTACCCTGAACTATAAAATCTACTATGGTGATAAAAAGGAAATTGAGGAGGTGGTACTTTAATGCCTAAGACAAGTATCAAAATGCAAATTGAGCTTCCTAAGGAGCTTTCAGACAACTTACTGACTATCTCAGGGTATTTAGGGATTAAGCGTAACGAGGTAATCGCTGACGCTTTACGTGAATACTCAGAGCGTGTCACACCTAATGCACAGGAATATGAGCGCAAGCTCTCAGAATACAAAGAAATGCTACAGAAAGAGCTGTTCGGAGTAGAAGCTCCTGTGAAAGATGTTGATGTAATTGAGTCAGATGAGGACGATTACAAGGAAGATGATAAAGATGTAGAAAACTTTATGAAGGAGCTTGGACTTAAATGACAGTAAACAAAGACAGCTCAGTAGGTATCACAGAAGACCTGATTACAAATATCATGAACCTCTGTGCCTCTGAGTACCACATGAATATCCTTGTAAGAAAATATGAGGATAAGCTCTCATTCTGGTATGCTGACAATGCAAAGGAAGACCAAGATGAGATTATGAAAGTAGATGAAGCTCTAAGAGAGACTGAGCTACTTTTAAAAGAAACCACAGAAAACCGACGTAAGGCAATGAAGCTACTAAAGGAGCAGGCTAATGAGGAAGGTAACCCTGATATGTGGTGTCTTCTAAAGCATATGTTCACAGCAGTTATTACCTCTTTTGAGGTATGGCAGGTAGACCTATCTAACCTTAAAGCTAAGTATGGCTTTATTGAGCAATCAAGAGCCATGAATAAGGTGCTTGCAATGTTCCTAGGCTTCCCTGTGACACCATGCTCAGCCTGTCTTACAGACCAACTAGGGCAGGAAGGAAAGTAGCAATGGCAATAGGAGATATTCTTGATTTAATGAGTCCTTATGCTCAGTGTGAGATTGCATACTATCGGAATGATGATACTGTAGTGCCTTACTGTTACCGCTTTGATGGCTTTACAACACAGCACACAAAGGAGTTTAAGTTACTTGACAAGACTATCCCTGTGAAAAAGATTACTACAAGAAATCATGTAATCATGCTGATTGTAACACAGGAGGAGATATTTGGTAGTTGAAATTGTAACAAACCCTTACTACTTATCAACAAAGAATACACGAATAAATGTACTGGCACAGGTGAGAGAGTTTAAGAAGACTCTAGAGAGCTATGGTGTTGGGTATAAAGTAGTGGAGCTTGATGATGAGCACAAGGAGTTCCTATATGAGATTATGGAAGAGGACTATTATAAATTAGTAAGATTTAAAGGTCCTATGCCTGACTCATTTGAGCAACTACTTGAAGAGCCTAAGTTTATGAGAAATGCTTTTGTAATTGATAAAGCTAAGCTCAAAATAGGCTTTGTAAACTCAGAAGAAGACCCATACAGCATGTCTGTATTTAAGCCTCGTTCTATGAGGAATATAACTAGAATGGATAATTTATCCACAGCATATTACGAAAGAGGAATATCATGAACAGATATAGTATTTCACGGGTAAACACTTACCTAGAAAATCCATGGAAGCACTGGTGCAAGTATATTGCAAAGTACAAGCCAAAAGAAGGCAAAATCAACACTGTGTACATGGACAGAGGAACAGTCATGCACCGTGTCATGGAGCTTGTAGCTACAGGCACAGACAGCAAGGAAGCCCTAAAGCAAGCCTCTGTTGTAGACTTTGCACAGGAAAGTATTGACGGAGGAATTAGAGCCTCTGAGCGCTACTTTGAGCACTTCGGATTTGAAGGACTATTCAAGACCACTGAGGTTGAAAAAGAGATTACTGTTGATATTTCAGAGGAAGTCGGTCTTGGCACAGAGGTAGGATTTATTGGCTATGTAGACGCAGTTCGGACTAATGAAGACGGCTCTGTAACCTTGGTTGATTATAAGACCTACAGCACTAAGCCTGCGCAGGATAAAATGGTGCTATCACTACAGGCTAATATGTATATGTATGTAATGACTAAGCTAGGCTACAATGTACGAAACTTTGTGTTTGAGTGTATCAATCCTAAGGAGAAGCTAGTAGGTAGAGCCTACAAATACCTTGCTATTGATATGCCGTACAGAGAGGCTCTGTGTGATGAGTTCTTTGAGCAGTTCTGTATGTTGGTACGAATGATTGAGCAAAATCCCGAGTTCAAAATGTATAAATATGGTGACTACATGCCTGACATCTATGATGAACTATTCAAGGTATGGCAAGGAATTGTCACAGAGGACTTTGATACCTTTGTAGCTGAGAACTTTTTGGAGGAAGATTGATATGTGGAGAGAACTTCTTTCAGGTATCATGGGAGTATTGTTAATCTTAGCTTGTACACTCGTAGTTGGCTCAGGGATACTCTTACTACTGATTTATGTGAAGACACCACTACAACTACTATTTGTGGGACTAGGACTTGTTGTGTTTTCACTAGGAGTTATTGGAATTTTATTGAGGGACTGATATGTGGAAATACTTGTTTGCCGTAGCCCTAGGCTTTATAATCGGGGCACTAGCTTACTCATACCATATTCAAGAACACACAATGCCTATTGAAGAGGTTGAGCAGAGCTATATCACAAAAGATGATGGAGCTGACTTAGCTAAGAAAGCTTACTTTGAAGGAAGAAAAGACCAGCAGGAAGAAGACCTAGAGCTTCGTTCAGCGGTTCAGGAGGCTAAAAATGGAGGAAATTAGAAACCCTCAGCGTTATACACAGAAGGGCAATAAAATGGAGTGCTGGGACTTCTGGCTACACTATGGGCTAAACCCTCTTATTGCCTCAGCTGTGAAATATGTATGGCGCTATAAGGATAAGAATGGGAAACATGACCTTGAAAAGGCTCTTGTGTTCCTGCATAAAGCTAGGGAAGAGGCTGATAGAGTGTACTACTCTGTGTCTTGTGCAAAATTCCCTGAGTTTGAGGAGTATAAGGCTATGACCTATCCTCAGTATTTGATTATTGCTAATTCTGTGCTCACAACTGAGGCAGAAAGTTACCTATTGGGTATTGATAACATGATTACCCTGATTAACAAATTGATTGGAGATGAGTATGACATTCATTAAGAAAAACATTAACACTATTATTAACATTGCTTTGGTTATTGCCCTTGGGTTTTCATTCCTGTACACACAAAGTGTTGAGGCTAAATTTACTAAGTTGAAGAAAGACTCAGAAGCACGTATCACAAAGATTACTAAAGCCACAGAGAACTATGGTAAGAAGCTTGATGAAGCTCTTGAGGCTAATACCAAGGTTAATAAGAGCCTAGATGGGCTTATTGCTTCCTTAAAGGCTAAGTACGTGGATAACAACGGAGGTCAGTAATGGAATACATCATTATTGGAGTAATGTTCCTCATAATGCTGTTGATGTTCTTCTGTGACATTGGTAAGTACAGTGGCTATCCTAGGGAGTCCCTAATCCGTGTGCGATATAAGGACACAAAATACTCCTTTGGGACACAGGCGGTCAATGGAGACTGTGTAGATATGTATGTCCCTCAGGATATTGAGTACAAGGCAGGAGATACTGTCAAGGTGGACTTTGGGGTAGCAATGGAGCTTCCTGTAGGCTTTGAAGCCCATGTATATCCACGCTCAAGTACCTTTAAGAACACAGGGCTGTTATTGACTAACTCCGTGGGTATCATTGACAATGACTATAACGGTGATGATGATACTTGGGGAGCTATGTTCTATGCCACACGGGACGGGAAGCTTGAAGCAGGTCAGCGTGTGTGTCAGTTCCGTATCTTTAGAAATCAGCCTGACCTCATTTTCTTACCAGTAAAGCACTTAGGTAATGAGAATAGAGGTGGATATGGCTCGACGGGTAAATAGGAAGTTGCCATGGGTGAAGTTCCGTGATACTGAAATGGCTTACGGAAGCAGGCTCACCCTGAGAGCTTTCTACAGGTATAACAAAGGGCGTAATAAGATATATGTCTATAAGAAAGACGGCTATACGCCTGAATTTATCATCAATAACACAGGACACATTAACTATGATTGGGGAAGAAGTAACCTGAGAGAATATGGTTCAAGTACCATTTTACAATTTTATGTAAAAAATGATGAATTTTTTGTAAAAATTTAGCAAAAAGGTATTGACTTACTCCAATCCCTGTGATACACTATATTAGAACTAAACAAAAGGAGATATTGCAATGAAATTAAAATCATTGTCTAAGGTGCGCCTGCACCAAATGACCTTACTTTTCGGAAAAAGCGGTTCAGGAAAAACAAGTGTAATCAACTCCCTTCCGGGTAAGACTCTCATCATTGACACTGACCGTGGGTTGGCTTCTGTGAGCCCCACTGATAATGTTGATGTAGCTGAGTGTTACAACTGGGAAGATATTCTTGAGGCGTTTGCAATCGCCAAGACAGGTGACTATAACAGTATTGCTGTTGACCACTTTACAAATGTCCAAGAAATGTGCTACAAGCATATCATGGAAAAATACAAAGTGGATAAAATGCAAATCCAGCACTATGGGGAAGCTTCCCCATTACTTAAAGGACTTGTTGACCAGCTGGTCGGTTTTAGCTATGATGGTAAAAACGTTCTTGTCCTAGCACAGGAAATGAGTATTAACGTTGAGGAAGACGAAGGGGAAGATGTACCACGGGTAATCTGTCCTAATGTATCTCCAGCTGTACGCTCATACTTGCAGGCTTCTGCACGGATTGTAGCTCACACTCAGAAGGAAAACAAGAAGACCTTTGAGAATGGCAAGAAATTCATTGAGGAAGTCTACATTGCTCAGGTAGCAGGAAATCCTATCTTGACTACTAAGGTTACACGCAAACCGGGAATTGAAATTCCTAACAAGATTAAGAACCCTACATGGGCTAAGCTCACAAAACTTATCACAGGAGAGACTGCTAAGAAGCCAGCTAAGGCTAAAGAGGAAGAAGCCCCTGTGAAAGAAGAAAAACCAAAACGCACAAAGAAAGCTAAGAAAACAGAAGAATAGGAGATATAATCATGTCAAAAATTAAATTTACAGCAGAAAAGAACGAAGGACTTTCATTTACTTACACAGAAGGTACATTTACAGTAGTTATCCAAGCCTTTGAATGGGTAGAGCCCTCAGGTCAAGGCAAGAAGCCTTACTACAAGGTAACCTTCCGTGGAGACTTCGGTACTGATACTAAGACTTATGGCTTCCGTATGTTTGATACAGCATTTGGACGTGCTGACCTTTATGACCTTGCTGAGGCTGTAGGACTTGACCCTAAAGGAGAAATGGACACAGAGGACTTTATTGACCGCTACGTTAACATTACCCTTGAAGAAGGTGAGCCTTACAATGACAAGCCTCAATGGGACGTGGTAGCGATTGAACCTGCTGGTGATGTCGAAGACGATGAAGACGATTACGCAGATGACGATGACGAAGATGATGAGTGGGATGACTAATCCCAGCTACGATACATTTATCGAGGAAGTCAATTCATGGTTAGAGAGAGGTAAGGACTCATTTGAGGGAGCACTTAGCCTTACTGATAGTAAGGTTACGCTTAACCCTAGAGAGTTCCCACCTCTCTTTTATCTAAAGGAAAATGTCCAGCGGATATTACACCTATTGGAGGTATATAAAAATGCTGATACATTTGACAAGCTACTCACTGTGTTCATAAACATATATGTCAAGGACTATGATACTATAATGGAGTATAGCCTTCCGGGAGGCTTCTATACCATTGAGGAGGCTTACACTCTAGCACAGAACCTCAGGAATGGAAGTAGGGAGAGCTACTTTGAGTATTCCATAGGGGCGTTCATGTCAACTATACCCTACCTAGCTGTAGATAAGAGAGTAGGATATTATAGCTTAATAAAAGCTATCAAACCTATCACAGGGTACTCTGGTAGGCACATAGAGCTTGCTAACATGCTATATCTAATGCCTGAGTGTAAGGTATCTATGAGGCTAAGTCCTAACAGGAAGGAACAATTATTCAAGGTATATGATGTGTACGGAAGATTAGAACATAGGAGTGAATTGACAACCTATATATCTAATATTGACTTTAGATGGTGGTGTTATCAAAACAGGAGGGTGTATCCCCCTGTGATTGGTGACTACAAGAAACTTACTATGAAGAAAGAGGATTTTATAATTCCTGAGAGGATAAAAAATGAGAACATTAACCTCCTATACGATAAAACATATAGATGAAATGGGAGACTGTTATCTTGAAGAGACAGTAGAGTCTCTCCAAGCTAGAAATGAACGGCTTCGTGAATGGGCAGGAGGCTATCCTTACTCAACTGTTAAGACAGGTGACATCACTGTGCTTAGTAAAATAAATGGGGAAGAGGTATGGTTCTATGTCAACAAAGATATTTGATGAAGCCTATGACAAAGAAATATTCGAGTTAAATCGAAATATTCCTGACAGGGTAATTGCAGAAGATGGTACTCTCTATGACACAGATGGTAATGAGATTTCCCTCGATGAGGCTATCAAACGCTACGTTGCCCTTGAGCGTGAGGTGAAGATACTTGCCGCTGTGAAGTCCACTAAGAGCAAACTACGTAATGAGTTTAATCTAAAGCGTAAGAAGGTCCTTCGTAAAGAGCAGGACATGTATTACCGTATTATTGCTGATTTGCAAGAGACAAAGAAGCTCTCTAAGGCTGTAGGGCTTGCTAGAAACACCCTTACTACTCGACATGGTAAACGCAGGAGAAAGCCTACTGTGAAGGAAGCCAAGGCAAGGCTCATGAAGGCTCTTAAGGAGTATGAACGTGCCAAGGACCGTGCACGAGAAGAGCGTCAGAGAAAAAGACAACAAAAAAAGACCAATTAAGGTCTTTTTATTTTTAGCAGTTACAGTCCTTCTTAGGCACTTCTGGGGTCTTCAAGCAATCAGGAAGCCCTGTGCCTGCAATAGGGTGATACTCAACCTTAATATTATGCACACGGAATGTTCCTGATGAGGTATTGTTTTGAATAACCTCTATCACGATATTTTGTCCCTTAGGTAGCACAATGGTATCTGAGCAAGGCATAGCTCCATCTGTGAGACCTGTCATTTGCCAGTGGATACCACGTTGCTTAACCATATCAGACTCATCACCGGGCCAACCTTCACCGCTTGTGCGGACTACAAAGGTCATGGTGTTATCTACAGCAGGGTTAAGCTCGTTACCATCAGCACACCAGCGGATATAGCAGTGCATGTCTTGGTCAAACGTACCACGCTTACCATCATCAATACCTCCCTGTGTGTCCCAGCCATATTCTGAGTCCTTATAGAGGTTGATAGCATACCGTGTCATGATAGGCTTGTAGAAGTTCTGACCCTCTACCCCTGTGTGTCGGTAATACTTAGTCTCATAGCCCTGATTACCTTGAGCTTTCAGGTACTCTGTGATACATTGGAGTAAGTCCCAAATAGCACAGATGTTCTGAATAACATGTTCAAACTGACAAGCAATCTTTTGGAAAGCCCGTTTAAAAAAGTTTTTATCATAGCAGTCCTGATTTTGGGCTGCACAGGCGTATCTTCCAATACCTTCGTTATTCTCTTTCCGTAGAGCGTCACAATCTGCTGGGTAGATGTCCTCACAGGCGCAATCCTCATACCAGCACTTATCCTTATATTCTTCTTTGTATGAAGCCATTATCTTCCTACCTTTCCTTGAGCTATCCACTTATTATCTAGGTAGATACGGTTAGCTCCAAATCCTTCTGTCTTAGCCTTATTCTGGTCTATGGTTGAGTTAGGAGGTACTTTCCAAGCTCCGTTAGCATAGACCTTCATATCCTTGTTGAGTGTAGTGAATGAGGTGAACTGACCTCCTGCCGTCTGTCTGATAGCCCAAGGCTTAATCAGCACAGCTGGTGAAATAATAATCTCAGATGGTATAGACCAATTTAAGAATATCTCAGAGGTTTTGTTCCCTGAAAACCAGCTGTGTTCTAGCTTAGCCACACTAGCAGATGAGTTAGTGGTGTATAGGTTAAGCTCCACAGCCTTATTGAATGGTCTGTTTACAGCCTCATTAAATCCTTTTGTGATAGGGAACTGTTTCTCAATCACAAGCTGGTCAAGGGCAGTAAACTTCATTCTAGCGTCAGCACCAGTAGGGTTCACAGGTTGGACTTCATACTTAGCAGTACCTACATAAATCTGTAGGTTGTTAATAATGATTTTGTCTCCCTTGAACCCAAAGGTTGGAATGACTTGGAACTGAACTTCTCCTTTACCTACTACAAATCCACTAACACTTTCTTCCCACACAGCGGAAGCATTATCCCAGCCTGTACGGACTTTAAATTCAGAGGCATTGGTACTCTCTAACTTAAATTTTGTGTTAGCTTTAGCCCATGTCAGGGCTTCTTCCTTTGTGTTGAATGTTGGCATTACTCTACTCCTCCTGCAAGGTCACCAGCGTTAAGTGTGTTAGATGTTCGGATAGCTCTGTTTCCGTTAGGAGTTCCTCCAAACACGTTGATATTACCTGTAGCAATATGGCGGTCAGCCTTGAGGCTACCAGAAAGAATGTCTGTACCAGCAACTTCCCAAGCACCTGAGTCTTTAAGGTCTTGTAGGAGCTTCTTCACAGCTGTCTCTAAACTATTATACTTAGTTTGTAGTGACCTGAACTCTGAACGGTCTAGCTTAGAGGCTAAATCACCGAATGTAACTAGGTCATTAGTATTCAAAGAGAAAGTTGTTCCGTTAAGGCTCAGCCCGTTTCCTGCATAATACTTAGTATCATTGTCAGCTCTACCTTCTAAAGCAGTTACCTTGGTGCTTAGACCTTGCACAGTGGTGTTAAGTCTGTTAATGCCTTCTGTGACATCAGTATTGCTTGGTACATCTAGTGAGCTAGCTCCCCAAGAACGAGGTCCTGTACCTTCATAGAAGCACACACCGGCAATCTGTAGCACAGTATTACTTGGTACACTACCATTCATACGTCCTAGAAGTACCTTAGGAGTAAATGGAGCTGTGTCATATACTTGGAAACTGATAGTGTAAAGAGCCCAGTTGGCATTTACCTTCACAGTGACATCACCATCAATGTTTGTGTTTGCATTTCCTGTGGAGCTATAAACAATACAAACCTTTGAAGGTGAGTACAGATGGTTACTGAAAGTAATCTCACTAGTAGCCTTGGCAAAGAAGCTCACTGTGTACCATGTTCCCGGATTAAGAGGATAGCCTAGCTGAGCGTTAAAGGTATCAGCTGTACCAGCTCCTGTGCCTCTGTTTTTCTCACTGATAGCTAGTCCTAGGTAGTTTCCATTAGGAGCTCCATAAGTGTTAGCAGAGCCATCTCTAGTGCCCTTAATGAGGTTATCAGCACCTACAAGCAGTGTACCAGAAGGCTCTGGAATACTGTCAGTCACAGGCTTGGTAGTCAATGTCAGATAAGTAAATCGCACAGGGAAGGTCTTAAGGTCAATACCATCAATACGTACATTCAGGGCATTTACTTTCAAATCTTTCTCAGCAAGTGTCCATGTGTAGGTAATCTCATTGCCTTTAGCCTGCATAGATTGTTTACCGGCAAGCCAGCCTACATACCAATTAGTCGGATTAGCCATGTCATAAGCTTCTAAAGCAAGCTGAGCAGTAGCAGGGATAGCTGATGAGGTATTCACATCAAACTTAGCCTTAATGTAAAGCTTATCACCTACAGAGAAACCAAGGTCACCTAAGGACTTCTTGTCTGTGAGATAGTATAGCGGAGCTGAATAATAACCTGAACCTTCATCACGCTTACCTACCCAGCCGTTACCATGGTACTTGTTGATATAGTTCACAAGAGGAACTTCAACAGCCTTGGTTTCTAAAGCAGGGATTTTATCAATGTTAGCTTTCACAGCAGGGTCAAGTTTAACTTCCCAATCCTTAGTGGCTGTCTGTGTACTAACAATGCCTTCTTTACCAATAACTGACACAGAAGCTACTCCCTTAGGAGCTTTAAGCTCACCAATCTGGCGCTCTACATTCTCTAGTCGCTCATTGGTTGGTACTTTTGTGCTGTCTAGTGACACAGTGTAGTCATTATTAGTCTTAGCTACCAGAATACCGTTGCCGGGATTCACAGTGGTGATAGTGTCTCTATCCTGTGTGACTACAGCTGAGATAGTACCATCTGGTGAGATAGTGATACCCTGACCAGCTTTATAGACCTTCCCGTTTCCGCCTGAGCCTGAACCATTAAGCTTAATCATGGCGTCTCTAGCACGGTTTAAAATCCATACATTCTCAGCACTATCCATGTAAGCATGGTTGCGGTCAGCATAGAACGGGTCAGGCTTCTCAGACTTGACAATAAGCCAAGTACCTTCATCAGGAAGGCAATCTTGGCAGTAGTCTTTTCCATCATTACATTCACACTCATAGCATTTGTTACAAGTCATTAGTTCGTTTCCTTTCCTCCTGTGCTGTAGTAGTTCACACAGGTTCTAATCATACCCTTACCTAGCAGGCTATCAGTCCCTTCTGTGAACTCAGAGGTTGTCTGCCTATTAGGTATCAGGGTGTACCCCTTACTATTATACCATATTGTATCAGGAGTAGGAGCACAGAAAGTGCTCTTTTCATGTACAGCTGGTGCGATAGGTTTATTAGTTGCAGTATCAATAAAGGTTGTTACTGTGATATAGTCAAGTCCCTTAGCCTGAGCAATCCTAGCTTCCCTTCCGACAGGAGGACACACAGAGCAGGCTGTCTTACACTCTCTAAGGGGTGCTAGGGTACATAAACCACAAGTAAGCTCATTAAGGAAGCCTGTGCTCTCATGAATGTTAATGTAGTTAGGCTCAGGAGGCAGTTCTTTCAGCTTAGCCTGATAAGGTACTACTGGCATTGAACTAATCACAGGAGCTGTATTCAGGTTAAATCCTGATACATTCTTCTTGTAGCTTCCTACACTAAATGCGATAGTGTCAGTGAACACTCCCCATACAATAGACTGAGGACCTTCTCCTAGAGGATTTCTAGTGTAGTTGCTTAGTCTACCGTTCTGTGCTGTTACATAAGAGCCGTTGATAGGTATAGTGTAACCAGTATCCACTGAGAAGTAAGTACCCTGACCTGACTCAGCACCAAATGGTTGCAGGTTCAGTATAGCCGTTTCTTTATAGGTAGGCTTAACTTCCTTACCGTCAGCGGTAAAGAAACGTACCTCCACAATAAGCTCAGAGCTGTACTGCTCATTGCTACCCTCTGTGTGGATAGTGATTTGCTTATAAGGATTAGTAGGTACTCCAATAATCACAGCGTTCTTAGGGTGCTCAGTTGACACAAGAGTAATCCTCATCTTGATAGATGAAATCTCTTTCCCTGCCATGATTGTAGTTGCGTTTGCAAAGTCAATCGTCATTTCCTCACGCTCTTTTAAATAGGTATAGACCAATTCATTTGAGGTAAAGGTAGTCACATCAGGGATAGGATTGACACTTGCAGGCTCTTTAGTATCAGAGCTTAGCTTACGTCCTCTAATTGTCTTAGCCATAACAGCATTAGGAGACATTTGGAGGTACTGACTAGCCACTGCCTGAGGGAAGCCCTCCTTGGTCAAGTTAGCCTGTAAGATAGAGATACGGCTTGTGTATTCTTGCTGGTCTTGCTGGTACTTAACAAGTGCACCCTTGTTATATTCACTCACAAAGGAAGCCTGCTCATTGTACTCACGTTTCAGCTTATTATTATAAGCAATAGCGTCAGACACAGTAGAATTAGAAGCTGTCACCAACTTATTGGCATTTCTTGTCAGCTCATTTATCCTACCACACAGAGCCTCGTTAGCTTTATTAAGCTCCTCAAGGTTCTTTTTGTTTGCCTTAATACGGTCATTTAAAATATCAGTCAGCCCTAGTGTGTGGCACAGGACATTGATAAAGTTGTTTACAAACATAAATACATTGCTAAAGCCCTTAGAGCTAAGCTCCCTCATGTCACAGGGCATACCTGTTTCAAACATGGGAGCTATTGGCTCTAGTAGGTCTTTGTGCAAGTCCTTAACCTTTTGACAGGTATCATCACAGGTCTTGCCTATATCTATACATTTAGGTTTGCAACCATTATCACACTGACATTCCTTAAACCTGCATTTCATACAAGTTACGCAGTCTGCCATTAAAGCTCCTCCTCTGGTAGTGCTTCAAGAGTGGCTACAAGTCCTTCAAAAGAGCTGTCAGCTACCACAATCTTCTGTGTGGCATACTGGTTGTAGAGCTCCAAGATTTTATTCATCTGAGCTTGCAGGTCTTTCATTCCCTGAACCATTTTCTCTTGCTTCTGATTGATACATTTGTTATTTTCATCAATAACTTTAGTACGTGAGTAGATACAGCAAATATTCTTAATAATCCAGCATAATTGCAATATCATATTCTTATAGACACAGGAGATACCCCTGAATAGCCTGCCTAAGAACTTAGGAATATCACAGGCTAGTAGGGACTCATTCCGCTGTGCCATTAGCTTAATCTTATTATCATTTAGGTCATGTAAAGCGTTACATGCGTCTCTTCCCGGAGTGATAGTAGGGCAATCACACAAGGCATACTTTCTTGCCTGACATATGAAGTGTCCACACTTATCTCCACAGGAACTACATTCCTTAACAGTCAAATTCTTTCACCTCACAGCTTCCACAATCAATCTCTACCTTAGGAATTTCGGGCACAGGAGGGATATCAATAGGGATTAGGTTATCCCTTGTGAAGTTCACCTCTAGCTGTCCATAGGTAGGGTCATAAAGCCAAGTATCACGAGTAGAAAGTACGTGCACAGAGCCTCCAGTAGAGCCTGTGGTCTGTAGTGGTACTGTTCTATTATACTCAATTCTACGGTTAGGGCTTTCATTAAACGAACGGAATGGGTCATAGGCTTTATAGTAAACCTGATTGCCTGCTCCATCAAACACAGCCATGGTAGCTGTAGAAGCCCCTGTCATAGCGCCTGTAGGCTCATATCTCACAGAGGTTATAGTAACAGCCTTTAGGAAAGCCTCTACATACCCTGTGGTTGTATTAAGCCTGAACTCACGCTCTACTGTTCCGTTAATGCTACCATTACCAATTACAGCTCCACCTACCATGTTCCACTCAATGGTAAAGTTAGTACCTGAAGTAGACACCCGTGTGTAAGTACCTGAACCTGCTTGTGAGCCTCTAGGAAACATATTCATGCGGACTGTGTTGTTAGCAATCTCAATGGACTTCTTCTGTGCGTCGTCTCTGAGCTTCTGAATGAGCCTATTTCGCACGTTATTACCGATGTCATAGTTATTCTTAGCTATCTTAGCTAAACGCTCACAGGAAGCCTGCTGTGCGTTCTGAATACACATTTGCTCCTTACGTAGATGGTCTGTCTGCTCACGTAAGCACTCAAACTCTTCTCCTACATGACAGAGCTGATTGATAATGTTCTTAGTAACACACCAGAGTCCATAGGTTGAGCGTCTGATAACATTAGGCAGGTTGACTACATACTTATTCCTAAGCTCATGTACCCCAGCACGTTGGAAACGCTCCTGTGCAATAGCCTTAAGGTCTTCACAGACATCAGGTCCTCTACCGATATTCTCACATTCCTCACACTCATTACACTTCTTACAAGGACGCTTAGGTCTTGGTCTAAGAGGTCTAGGAGTAGGAGGCACAGGAGGTTCTCCCGGTTTGTCAGGTTTGTCAACCCTAGGAGGCTCTTGTGGAGGATTATTAGGTAAACTAGGCACAGGGAGCTGAGGCTCTAGCACTGGTCTAGGAGGCTCTTTAGGCTCTTCTGGCTTAGGTGGGATTGGGATATGAGGAACTTGAACATCAAGACGGTCCATGGTAAAGTTAATATCCACACTACCTTGAGTAGGTTCATCAATCCACACATCACGAGTCCACAGAATACCTACACGTCCCGATGTAGACCCTGTAAGCTGGATAGGTGTTTGGCTGTTAAGCTCTACACGTCTGTTAATATTCTCACTGAATGGTTGGTAAGGGTCATAAGATTTTGTCCAAATGATTTGGCTGTTAGGAGTGTACACAGTAAAGGTAGCTCCAGCAGAAGCCCATGTATCATTTGGGTTAAATGAATAGTTAGCACTAGTCAAGTTGAAGGCTACAATGTAAGCTTCAATTCTATCTTCCTTACGCACAAAGCGATATTCAACATTACCACGAAGCACACCGTTACCTACTACACGCCCTGTGTTTACCATTCTCCATTGAATAGTGAACTCATTACCATTAGTGGTTACGCTTGTGTATGCTCCCCCTCCTGTGCTTGAGCCAGAAGAGAACATATTCATACGAGTAGTACGTTGCACACGGTCTAGCGCTTGTTGTAATGCCTCATTTTCAAGCCTACGCCTACGTTCAGGGTCAACAGCCTCATCATATTCACGCTTCTTCTGACGATAGACAACAATATCCTTGTCATACTGAGCCTTGTCAGCTGTGTATCTGTCTTGCTTAGCCTGATTACGCTTAGTCCGCTCAGCGTTTTCTGCTGTAATACGAGTAATCTCAGCCTGAATAGCATTACGCTCCTTAGTATAGGAAGCTAGTTTTTTATCATATTCAGATTTGTTAATTAGGTAGGTTTCATATTTCTCAATGAGCTCTTTGTAACGTGCCAAGGAATTATTATAAGCAAGTAGCTTACGCTCATACTCAGCCTTTTCCTCAGGAGTAATTCCTCCGTTGTAGTTACACTTCTCATCAATCCATTTACACAGGTCTACCTTATATGCTTCAAGTAATTGCTCACTCTTAGCCAATTCCTGCTCAGTCCACTTAGTGCCGTCTTCTTTAGGAGGACACATAGGGTCTGGAAATACACAGGGTAGTTTTTTATTGGACATAACTCCTCCTACTAAAAAGAAGAGGAAACATTTACATATTCCCTCCTCAACCCCTAGGGTCTATTCCTTAGGCTCACCTGCAATAACTTCGGTAAGGCTCTTGTTAGCGTCTTCGATAGCTTTTGCGATAGCCTCTTGCGTCACATCATCAGACTTCTGTGCGTTAATGAAACGGTCAAAGTCTCCGTCTGGTAGGTTGAGGTGTACATGCTTAGCATTTTGAAGCTCACCTACTGTCTTAATGTCTCCAATTCCCCAAACAATTCCATTAGTAATAGCAAGGTAGCCCTGCTTACCTGAATTGCTTCGGATTACATAGTTTGTCATTTCGTCTTCCTCTTCTTCAAATTGGTTGTTTGCAATATCATCACTAAGAATAGCAATGTTTTTATCTAAGCCACCAGCAATACCTGTACTAGTGAACTGCCACCAGCGGATACCCTCCATAGTAGGGTACACTTCCCACACAGGGGTAGGTGTTACCTCATAGTTAGGATACGCTGCAATCCACAGAGAGTTAGGGTATTTAGCTAGGATAGCTTTGTAGTTTACGTTAGCTAAAGTATACGGCTTGTATGAGTAATAGATAGGCTGATAGCCCTTACCAGCACATGCGTCCATGAAGGCTAAGATTGCCTGTGTATTGGCTTCTACGTCTCCACTAGCATTATCCTCATAGTCACAGACCAGATAATTCACAGGCTTGCTAGGTAGGTTGCTCAGGAAGAAATTAGCTTCTGCAAGAGCTTGCCCTACGTCACCTCCAAATCGTGCAAAGTGGTAATAACCAATAGGCACAGAGGTATCAGCCTGAGCTTGTCTAACATCTGACAGGTAGGTAGTGTGTTCACTTACCTTAATGATTGTCTTATTAGTACCTGCTTGCTGTGTAATAGCTGTGAGGTCTGCTGATTGGTAGGCTGATACATCTAAGAAGTATTCGTCCTTCTTAAGTCCCGGAGCTCCATTTACGAAGCCTCGTCCACTAGCTGAACTTGTTTGAGTAGCTTGATTGGCTTGACCACTAACTCCCGGCTTAAGACGGAAGGCTGTATCAAAGGTAGCTTCATAAGGAAGTCTCACAAGAGAAGCAACACCGCCTCTATCTAGGCTACTGTCTGGTCCTTGGTTTTGTCCTAAGAACATTCCGTACACACCGTCAATGTCACTGTCAAACACAGCAACATGAGAGTAAGGAGTCCAAGGGTGCTCTTTGAAGAACACAAGGTCTCCCGGCTGTAGGATACTTACTTCATCAAAGTAGTTCAGGATACCATTACTGTGACGGTGTATCCATACGTCCTTTACAAAACCTGAGTCAGTGCAGTTAGCATAAGGCACTCCATTTTCTATACAAAACTGTGCATAGTAATCGAAGCATTGCCAACCATACCAACCGTCTACATCATAGCCATTACCAAGCGTTTTGTTCTTAAAGTCTTGGTAACTAATCGCCATTACTGTTCTCCTTGTTTTGTTTCTGTTTCTTCCTGATTTTTCGCATAGTTATTGCTTGAGATACCAAGAACCACACCTGCAAACACAGTGATAGCGGAAATAGTACCGATAGCAACAGATGGGTCAAATTTATAGATACCTCCTAGCGCAGTTAGCAACGTGATAAACGCTGGGATAACTACTGTGATAATACGTTTAGCAATGTCATATTGTTTATTCGTTAGGTTCATTTACTTCTTCCTCTTTCTTATAGTAAAGTCTTTCATCTAGCTCATGAATGTAGTGATTTCCGTTAAGAGCGTAGTATGATGTGATAATTTCACGAGTTAAGTGATACTTCTGTTCCCAAGAAAACTCAGTTGAGTTATAGATTTGAAGGTATTCATTTCTAAGGGCTGAGCGCTTGTTGCTTCTAGCCATTTCCTCTTGAGCCTCTTGATGAGCTTCTGCCTCTTTAGTTTTCTGTGTTAACTTAGTCACAAGGAAGGTACATAACGTGGTGATTACTAGGGTCACAGAGGTTACAACTTCCTGTCTGCTAAGAATACTGTCAATCCATTGGTTATTCATTAGCTAACCCACCTACTACACTTGAGTTACTGTCAAGTTAAAAGCTCTTATGTCCTGAGGCAATTTAGATAAATCAAGGTTATCTATACTACCATCTTTATTTACTAAAGTATCATCATAAAGAATGTTTACTTTTTTAGTAAATAACTTGCTTGTACTAGGGCTATCCTTTAAAAACTGCCACTTGATATTATATACATCTGAAATACCCACACTTGATGGAGATAGTTCTTTATCAATAATGACAACATTAAGAGTATATGGATTATCAATACTCCCGTCCCCAGAAAGAGTGAGTGTATATTGCCCTGCTGGGGAAGAGAAAATTTTCTCTGGGTCATACTGTACTTTTGCTAACATGTACATTAATTGATTAAATGCCTCTACATGTTTATCAGAGACACCTCCTCCACCACCGGCTGGTAAGTCAACTTCACTTTGTTGCCCGTTCTCTACAAGCTTTAGTTTATTACCAGAGAGTGAGAGTCCGTAGGTCTTACCTTCTCCTCCAGCTTGTCCTCCATCTTGGAAGCACTCACCTACATATACATTTACAATTTTATCTGACATAACTTACCTCTTAATCAATCTTCCCAAATTCTACAATAGCTGTCTTGTTATCAACTGACTCATAAGACACAGTAAATGTACCGTCCGAGTTAAGCTGAGTAAACTGACCTCCACCAGCTTTCACATGAGTGTACCCATTTGCCTGAATAAAGTCTTTATAGAGATTACCTGGCTGGTCATCACTTCGTGTAAACTGTTTAGGGTCAATCACAAGAGGATTAGCCATTGGGGTATTACTCTTGAAGTGCACAGGGTGGTCATTATGACCTGCCTTTTCTTGCACATAAGCACGGATAGTGCCATCTGTGTAATACCCAGGTAATGCGTTCTGCTTAGGTTCTTTACCACAGTTGAGAACTACTTTAATATTATCCCCACACCCTCCCGAATTAGCAGGGCAAGTAGCCTTGGGGATAGGCTTGTAACCTTTGTATGTGTTATAAACAACTCCACACAGCTGGTCTTCTTTTGGTAGCTTATATGCCATGTTTCCTCCTTAAATCCAACGTGAACGTCGGTCAGTTGCTTTATTTCCTGTCTTAAGCGGTGGTAGCTTAGGTTTTGGAACTTCAATTTTTGGAAATGTTGGGGTAGTCACAGCAGGTGCGGTAGGCAAAGGCTCACCTTCCTTAATGTGTCCCATCACTTCATCAAGCTGAGGCTTCATTCCATTGTAGATACTACTCATTTGAGCTATATAAGCTCCTAGACCGACGGCAGCGTAATCATACTTAGCCACAGGTCTGAATAGTCCTCTTGTGAAGCTTTCAATATCATATTTGTTGTTTGCGTGATATAATGCGTCTGCTCCTCCGATACGGTCTGAAATGAGGTTACAGTGGTCTTCAAAGTAATCTTTGAGACTTGCAAACTTCATGTAGTAACCACCTTCTGCCCGTGGAGCTCCTTGTGATACTACAACACCAGACTCACGCTGAGGGTTTCCCGTCCATGTAAGACCTCCCCAGTTATTCTCAGGGCCTGCATAGGTAGCTCCGGGTGATTGTCCCCAGTTAGTTTCCAGATAGGTCTGACAGATAAATCCGGGAAGCCAAATACCATACTTGGCACAGGCGGAAGCCATTGCACTTATCTTATCCTTGGCAAGTACATAGCCTCCATATGAAATGTCTCCACCGTCATAGTTAGCAGTACCTGATGGCAAGTCATTAGTCACAGAGGCGTCTTTCTTAGTTGTTACTACTACGTCAAGGTCTTCTCTTCGTTTAGCACAGGATTTACGGATATAACCGGCTGAGCCGTCCCATCGGTCAATCTTTATCCAGTCACCATCTTCCAGCCCTGTGTACTTGGAACATTGGAAAGTCTTTTCAATAAACTCTCCGTCTTTCTCCTTAAGTACCTCAGTCTCATCACAGGTGACCTCCCAGAATTGATAAGTTCTGGATTTAGTCTTAGTAGTATCATTACCAGAAATAGTTCCCGGCTGATTACCAGAAGATTGTCCTCCTGCTGAGTACCCTTCTTGGTTATAAAACCTCACAATGTGTGTAGGGTTCAAAGGTAACAAATTAAAGGTATGCTCAGTTACAGGATTCCATGCAGGGTGGTTTTGGTCTATACAGGTAGCACTTGTCTGGTCACCATGACCATAAAAGGCTACATGCCCTGCTGAGTTATAAGCCACAGGTCCGAAGATAATCATATCCCCAGTTTCTAGCTGACCATCATAGGTCTTAACAAGAGCAAGTCTGTAAAGCTGAGGATTATCATATACGATAGTGGCGGCGACTGGTCCTACAAGTCTAGTCCCAAAGAAGCTGGCAACGTAGTTAGCCAAATCGTAGCATTGCCAGTTCCCTCCCGGACCTCCTCCAGAACCATCAAAGTCATAATGCTCTCCAAGTTTATCTTTGCATATATCGTAGCAATTCCTAACCATAATTATACACCATTATTGTCTTTCAGTAAACTTTCACACAAAGCAAAAAGTTCCGTAGTTGGGAAGTACAGATAGCCATATTCAGCTATTGAATAATCATCAACAGGACAATAAATAACACTGTTATTATTGCATATACTTATGGCTACTGACTTTTTAACATCATAATTCAAGAAGGCTAAGCTGTCATAGCAACCCTTCTCTAAAATTTGTCCTGCTAAAAATAAATCCCTATCTTCTATAAGACTCAGCATTAGCTTCTGGATAGTAGTCCTGATTAGGTATAGGTATTCTAGTCTACTCAAAGACAACCTCCATCATCATAAGTACCTGCTGTACTCTCTTCTCTTCCCTGTATATCTCACTCTTTAACTTCATGTTATCAATCACAGCGGTATAGTCTTGAGGGTGAGCCTCTAGGTGCTGTTCCACCTTGAATTGCTTAACCCTTAGCCGGTCTAACCTCTCTGTGTAATGTTTGTGTTTATTATATAAATCCTTAAAATCGTACATATTAGTTTATGTGACTAAATTTCAAATAAAGGCGCAATGTCACTGTTGCGTCTCCTAGTGCTTTCACAGAGAATATCTTTTCTCCGGGGCTATACAAGGCTTCTCTCTGCTTATCATTGAGATACCATGCAACCTTCATCAGGTCATAGCCTTCCATGGGATTACCGTTAGGGAAGATACCTTCTCCACCTTTAGCGTCTGCAATCCAGTTACATTTCCATATAGCCTTTAGAAATGGTGTCAGGTCAATCGTCTCACTATGTCCAGTAGTTGCGTTGTGTGCAAACACTTCTAAGTGAACATCAGACATAGGGCGAACACCTTCTTGTTCCTGCTCTGAATTGTCTCCTTTGTTATTTGTAACAATAACCTTAAGAAACCAGCGCTGAAACCTATCTAAATCCCCTGACACAGTGAGGTGGTAGTTGGCTTCTTTCTTCTTATCCCCAACCATTTCCTCTGTGTTCCGTATTGTGTCTACATAGTCAACACCAAAGAGGTCAGTTACACCTCCACGCCTTTGACGGCTTGATTGTGTAACCCTCTCTCTAGTATCTCTTACTGTGTTTACTAATCTAGTAACAGCGTCCATCAAGTCACCTCTCTATCCACTGATAAGAACTTACTTAGCTCCAAATTAAGCACAAGTGAATTTCCTGTAGAGTATTGGTAACTCATCTTGTTTACATAAAACCAGTCATTTGCTCTGAGCACTTTAGTATAGTATTTACTGCAAGGTGTTAGCTCCACAAGGTCTACTCCTAGGACAAATTTTACTTTGTCCCCTACCTGAACCCCTGCTGGCAGAGGTGAAGTAGTCACAGGATATATAACCTTCCTCCTTGAAGCTCTCATCTTCCTAATAGCCGACTTATACATTTGCACAGTGGCTTTAATACGGTCCTCATCAGACACTTCCTTATTCTCACCAGCTATCGCCTGTGTGTCATTAGTAGTAATGCTACCCCAGTAGAGTTCTCCTGCTTCGAGGGCAATTCCTTCCTCATCTAGGATAGCATACTCATCTTCTGACATATCAGTAGCGAACACAGGAAGTGGTGGGTAGTCAAAGTGTCTTTGTGAATTTACAGGTCTGTCTGTCTTAATCACAGGAAAGCCTTCAATCATAAGTTTCTTGTCATGGAATATGTCCCTAAGAGTTAAAGAACTTGCTCCTGCGTCTGCCTTATCTGAGCGTACCACAGCAGAGTTCATTACTCCTTGGAAGCTTTCCTGAACTTCTCCAAGGTCAATCAGATAGGTTTCAGGGGAAATCATGACCTCCTTCTTAGCTCCCATTGCTGAGAACGTTACCTTGAAGGGGTCTTTCTTATCTATGCGCCATTGCATATCCTGTGTCTTCTCACAGAGCTTCGTAAGGAACTGTAAGACCGTTTCTTGTGAAAACTCATACTCTATCTTGCGTTCAACTTTGTCTACAAACTCAAATTTCATAAGGTTTACTAGGTCATTCTTAGCGTCCTTCCAGTATTCCTTAACCTTCTTAACAACCTCCTGAACTGTGCTATCTTTAAAGGTAACATTAGTCGGGAGGTTTTTCTTGTCAAGAAGTCCTACGATATGAGTGAGGTTCACAGTACAAGTACCTGATTTATGATTTGTCCTCTTCTCATACACAGTGCCTAGGAAGTTCCAATCATCACTAGACAGGCTAATTTGAGTTGTTCCAGTCAATAGCTTAGCATACTTAGAAGGGATAGTAATTGGGATTGACGGAACTTCCATCAAGTTAAAGTCTAGCGCAAAGTCACCTAAGAAATCCTCAGGCAATAATAGCTGGTCTCTTGAACCGTCTCCTCCATTTATAATTTTCCCTATCATAGTGTAAGCCTTTCGTAATCTACATAAGCACAGGCTGTGCTTGATAATACACCATATACATTTATGGTATTTCTGCCTTTAATAATTCTGAATGGTCCTTCACAGTAAGACAAGTTATCTAGCTTGACAACCTTGTAGTCATACTCAAGACATTCCCAACTACTAGCATACCGTACATTTCCTCTTTGGTCAAGTGTAAGAACACCGTTGTATTCACCTTTTACCTTGATATTGGTATTGTTTACTGTGATAATTGGGTCTTTGAAGTGCCCAAACAGACCAACTCTCCACTGAGTGCTATCCAACACTGTATCAGCCTGAAATGTCTTGTGAAGCTCTCCATTTACACAGAGGTCACAGAGGGCATGTGCATAGAGCTCTGGAAGTGTCTTGCCATCAATTCTAGCCTTTTGGCAGTTATGTACCACTCTCCACTTGCTGTCACAGAGGTCAAAGAACTCATCATTGAAGTCTATGTCCTGAACAGCTGAGCAGTAGTCAATCATGTCTTTCATAGCCGAGCAGTTATCATTACAGCACTCACACTCTGAGCAAGGCTGACTATCATCACAGCAACGTGATTTAAGGCAATCTGCTTTCATCTGAGTAAAGCTACACAGGTCGAACCTATCAAAGTAAGTCTTGTGCTCACTAGCCTTGTGCCAAACGCCTTCTGCATTATTAAACTCAACATGTATCACAAGGTAGCCGTTGTCAGTTAGAGTCCACTCCTTCTGGTGTTGCATACTAGTACAGTAGGCATGACACCAAATAAGCTGGTTTCCACTATCAACAGCCCAGAGCTTACCCTTTCTTGTGAGCTGGTGGACTATGAAGTCATAATGCACACGGATATTCTCATCACTCCATGTATTTGTTTTCAGAGCCATCTTGAAGCTAATAGTGTGAGTATCTACAAGTAGCTCATCACCTCTATTACCCACAAAAGCGCCATGGGTGAAAGCCCTTGGAGTTGAATTAACTCTAAAGGCTACACTCTCAGCTTGCTCTTGTATGCTTCGTGTCCCTGTGAACACAAGGTCGTTATACTGAATATATCGTCTAGGCTTATTTACATTTTCGCCTCTATATCCCATTAAACATACCTCATCAATCTATCCAATCCGTACATACCATTCAGGTAGTTGGACTTATTATCAATATTCTGATTAACACTTGCATTGTTGTTATAGTAGTTATTCACTACTGTAGTTGTCCGATTGCCCCCAAGAGCTCCAATACCGAAGCGGTTTAGATTATCTAGGAAATTAGTTCCTAGGCTATCCACAGCTCTCTTACGAAGTACATACTCACCCGGTGTAAGCATTGCAGGTATTGTGTCAGTTCCTCTTGATTGGAAAATTCCTCCCAGTAGAGGACTTCCTCCTTGGGCTAGGTAGTTCACAAAACCGCCTGTAGAGAATAGAAGAGTACCTCCAGAAGGTATTTTCTTCTTATTCTTCTTATACTCCTTCTTGGCTTTATTGGAGTCTCCTCCAGTAAGTCCTGCAAGAGCACCTGCAATCCACTCACCAATTCCGTTGAATATACCAGTAACCCATTCCCAGACAGCTCCTATACCATCCTTTATCCGAGTCCAAGCGTCACTCAAGTCTCCTTTATGCTTGCTCTCCTTCTCTTCATGGTCAGCTTTCTCCTTCTCAGCCTTCATGGTGTTAGTATATGTGTCATACTGACTCACAAGGAACTGGAGTGCTTTATCAGGAAGTTGTAGGACTTGGTCACGGGACACACCAGCGTCAATGAGTTTCTGTTGAAGCTCTCTTCTCTTTTCCTCTGTGAGGTTTTGAGCACCTTGACGATAAGCGTCCATCTGAGTAATCAGGTTTCCTTGCTCATCAACAATATCTGTGAATTGTCTTCCTTGAGCAATAGCTACCTGATTAAGGAGAGCAGAGAGGATTTCGTCTCCCTCAGAGCCATATAAGCCATTCTGAGCCTTTAATTGCTCCCAAGACATCAATTCCTCACCTATGCGTACATAAGTGCCCTGCATGTCCTTAAGTGGCTTCTGTGCGTTGTATCCAAGGTCAAATAGCGTCTGTCTCATAGTAGCAGAGTCAGTAGCCCCTGCCTGCTCAAGGAGTTGCATAGAGTTCTGCATATATGCTGTAGCGTCTGTGAAGTTCTGTTGAAGCTTACCGAACACTTTCTTCTGCATATCTGTTACGTTTTGCAGGTATCCTCCAAGAGTTACCTTAGAGCCTAAGATGTCTCTTGTAGTATGCTCATCAGCCTGTGCTCTTGACACAGACTCTGCGTTCTCTCTAATAGACTTAGCGTTTTCCGCCGCCTGTTTACGGTATTCATCATTGTATCCGGTAAGGAGTCCCTCAATACCGTCCATGAGGTTCTTACCTCCTCCAAGGAGTAAGCTTGTAATAGCTCCTAGTAAAGCACCGATAGCAGTACCAATTCCGGGGAACACAGCTGTTCCTAGAGAAGCTCCTGTGAAGGTTGCTCCGGCTAAGCCAAGACCAGCCCCTGCTGTCTTAAGTGCTCCACCTACAGTAGCTCCTCCATGACCTCCAATAGCTCTTTGCACAGGGTCTGCAATCATTTGAGCAACTAAGGAAGCAATAGCCCCTATAGGAGAAGCTCCAAAAGCACCAACCTTTAGCCCAGCACTATTGAGGGTAGGAGTACCAGCTCTAGCAAGTAACTGCTGTAAAGCATTACCTTCGGAGTTTGCAAGAAGTGAGGTTATAGGAGTTGTACTTAAAAGTCCTCCTCCAGCAATACCCCCAGCTCCAGAAGCTAGGTTGCCTAATCCAAGTGCATTAGCAACAGAAACCATTTTCGCTGCTGAACCTAACACTTTACCTATCACACCAAAGATAGTCACAAGACCTATCAGGCTAGTTGTAAGTCCCGGATATTGTCCCATGAACTTAGCAATCTCAGTCATAAAGTTGAGAATATTAGTAAAGAATTTTAGGATTGAATTAAATCCGCTTTCTACAGAGCCGTGACCGATATACTTAAGAATATCTCTAATCATTGACACAACGGCTTTCACAAAGTCAGCCATTGCCTGAAACAGCTTCTTACCAGTGTTTCCTGTGATACTCTTAAGAGCTCCTGTGAGAAGTTCCTGATAGATAGGCTGTAGCGACTTCTGCAAATTCTGGAACACAGAAGAGAAGTTCTTCATGCCCTGCTCTAGCCGTCCTTTAGGTAAAGAGCCAATAGACTTAGTAACCGTGTCCGTAAGCATGTTGACCACAGAGAGCCACATTTTGCCTACTTCTTCCACAAGGGTCTTAATGGTATTGAAGTTAATCCGTCCATTAAGCTGTTTAATCTTAGTCTCAAACCACTCAACAATCTTACCGAAGATATTAGCTACTTCACCTATGAAGTTACCAATCTTAACTCCGTACTTCTCAGCGCCTACTTGGTTAGCATACTGGAAGGTATTAAAGAGCTTATTGTACTCCTTCATCAAGTCTTCAAAGAACTTCCTGACTTTCTGAATAAACAGGATTGTACGCCCAAGACCTCTAGGGTCTTCTCCATAGCCACTTACTCCCTGTTGGAAACCTAACTCAAGCCCCTTCTTGAAGTTGCCAGAAGCTCCTCCATTGAGCATATTGTTTGCTAGGTCTTTCACAGAGGATACCGCTGTAGCCATTGCTGTAAGTACCTGACCAGCATACTCTAGCCCTTTACTTACAATAGGTGTATCATTGATAAACAGACTAGCCAAGGATACAAGCTGTGTATAGAAGTCCAATAGTCCTGTAAGGGCTCTATCAGCTCCATTCACAAGTGCTCCATTATTGACAGTCTTCTTAACCTCACCAATGATAAAGTTGATAAAGGTCAGGCTATTCTTAATCACAGAGCTGTTAGCTACCTGACTTACCATATCACCATAGAGAGCAATAAAGTTAGCCACTGTATCAAGAGCTCCATTATCAAGCATGACTTGTCCTAGGGAGATAAACTTAGCCACAAGGCGCTCATACTGGTAAGCTACCTCAGAAAGTCCTCTACCGAGGTTCTGTGAAGTAGTTGCATTACCCATAGCCAGTAAAGCCTGTGTAATCTCATTAAGTCCTTGAGCTACTCTGCCTCCAGAAAATCCTCCCTCAACTCCGTTAAGGAATGTAGGAAGACTTCCCTTAAGTTGCTCAGAGAAAGCTTTATTCCACTCAGAGAAGTAGCCACGAATACCTGCAACAGCCTTCTGTGATTTCTCACCTACATACTGCCACACAGGGTCTGACTTCTCTACAAGAGCAGTAATATCCTTGATAAAGTCAACGATACTATCATATAGCCCTTTCAAAGGACCTTCTGCTCCTACAGCACCACTAGCCTTCAAACCTATATTTTCAAGCAAGTTATCCCAAGCAAGCTTAGGTGTCTTGATGGTGTTTGTAAGGGATTGTAGTGCGTCACTGTTACCTACTTCTGTGAGGACTTCCAAGTATTTTTCAAGAGACAAGTACCCCTTACGGATAGCCGTCTGCTTGTTCACAGGGTTGCCCTTATCATCTTGAAGATAGCCACGTTTAGCAAGTTCCTCGTCAATCAAACGTGTTGCCACAGGGGACTGACGGTACTGAATGATACGGAAGTCTTGCCAGTTCAACTTACCAGCTTGTAATGCGTCAGTAAGCTGTTTAGCTACCCCTGCAAAGTCATCAATAGGGTTTTTATTTGTAGCAACCAGACCAGCAATAGCCTTAGTCAACTTCACAGGGTCTTGTACTCCAAGGGCTGTAAAATAACCAGTATTACGAAGCAAGTCAGCCCCGTTATAGGCAGTCGCCGCTCCATACCTAGAGATTTCCTGAGCCACAGCTTCTGTGGTAGACCTGTCTTGTCCGAAAGAAGCCATCTGTGTCTCATAGGTAACCATTGCGTCACCAAGCTCTTTGGTCTGCTGTACGATACTACGCACACCTCGGTTAATCGTCTGACCAATACGGTTGAAGATATTCTGGAAGCTATTCATGCGAATAACACCACGCCCAAGGTTAGACAGCGCTGAGTTAAAGTGTCTCACAAAGGTAGCTCCAACTCTACTTCCTAGGCTACCAAGAGCAGTAAGAGTTTTCACAGCTGGTGCAGTAACAATCTTACCGACTGTAAAGCCCTTCTGTAAAACATTCCTTACTGTGTTAATCTCTTTAAGCATTGACCCAAAGATACCCGTAGAGAAGCGTAGATTGCCTCCTAGCACCTTTCCAATAGCCAGAGCCCCAAGAGCCTTGCCTAGTGTCAAAGTCTTGCTAGAGAGCCCATCAAGAGCTCCTCCGATGGTGTTAAGCTGAGTCCTTAGAGATTGGGAGTTAGACATAAACCGTCTAGCCCCATCATTCATATTCTCTAAGGGGTCATTGCCATTACCTTTATCACCAGTGAGCTTTACTTTGACCTCTAGTGTAGGTGCTACTCTCTTCTTAAACGCACTCCATTCACGCTGGAACTGTGCTGTAGAGAACCCTATATTAACCTTAAAAGAGGCAGACTTATTGCCTGCCCCTAGTTCCTTTTTGAGGAGGTTATTGACTTCGCCTACCTGTTTCTTTAGTCCATTAAGGAGCGACTGAACACGCTGTACGTCTTCTGCTCCTGTAATATTAACTCCGATAGTACGAACTACCATAACTTCTCCTTCTAATTATTAGGCTAAGTCTCCGCTGTCCTTACGAACTTCGTAGAAATTGCCGTTATCGTCACGTGAGATTGTCAGTGTCAAGGACAGAGTAACTTCACTATCTGTACCGTATTCACGAGAGTTCTCTGTGATAAGAACATTGTTAAATACGTAGTAGCGGTCATTACCTTTAGTATCCTTAACGTGTTGAGTCACACGGAAGTGTGTCTTGTCAAGACGTTTGTCATTTGCTACAATCAACTCAACTTCACGCTCAGCGTTGTAAGTCACAAGGACTTCTTCACCAATGTAGTCTTCGCTCACAAGGACTGTTCCACGAGGTGTTGCAAGTTTTTGGTCAGTAATGACGATAAACTCATCAGCACGAAGGCTTACACCCGGTGACACAGGAAGCATTGAGAGGTAAGTAGACTCACAGCGGTCAAGTGAGATGATGATTGTGTTACAGTCACCAAAGTACAAGTCTGGGAGGTAAATCTCACCATACTTCTTACCGTCTACAGTAACCTCATCAACCACATAGGTATCAGTTTGAGGAATACCACTTGTTACCAGATTAGATACACTTTCAAGTGGGTTCAACCAGTAATCGTTAGCAGAAGTAGTTGTAGCTGTAATCTCCTTAGTAACTTCAATCTGTTCTGCGTCATATTGGCGTCCGAAGCAACGAGCGTCAGAAGCTGGCACAGAGACATTATGTGTGAATGAAGTCAAGCAAGACAACAGTACGTTAGAGAACTTACGAAGCTCTGAACGGTCACCTACAATGTAGATTGAGCTGAAACCGATTTGAGCTGTTTCTTCCAGTTCAGTATCAGCAGAAGCTTCAACCTCATAAGAAATTGTAATACCTGCTGATTTAGCACTTGGCTTACCAGTCAGCTTGCCGTTCTTGAACTCTGGATACCAACCAGTACCTGTTTGACCACCACCATTAGCAGTGTCATTCAGTGATACAATATCAGTAAAGTCTACTGTACGTAGGACTTCTCCCGGAGCAGTCACAGTGAACTTGTAAGCGTAGGTAAATGAGTTAGTCTGAGTTGCGTCAGCGTAGTCAGATACTTTAGCACGAAGTGTGTAAGTACCAGCCTTAGGCAAGTTCAGGTAAATCATGTTGAAACCAAGAGCATACTTGTCTGGGTGAGAACGAATTTGATAGCGAACTTTCGCTTTCTTTTGTGCATGTTTTACAAACAGTGTACCTGTGTTCAAACACTTAATAGGTCCACAGTTGATTTGGTCTTGAGGAACTTTGTTAGCGTCAAAACCTACCTCAGTACCTGTATCGACTGCGATACGTCGGTTAGCTTTCAAACGAACACTTGGACGAATTTCCTCAGTAACTCCTACTGTGATAATGTCATTCTTATCTTGCTTGTTAAAGCCGTACAAAGGGTGTGACATATTGGTAGATGAATAAGCCATTTAGTGTAACTCCTTATTTGTTTTCTTTTCCTTCTTCTTCTGTAGCTTTATTAGCAGGACCAATCACAGGACCACTAGGAGCTACAGGAGTGATAGGTGTTTCATCTTGGTAGTTAGCCAAATATTCACGAACAAGTGACATTGCTTCAAGCTCCAAACGGGAGTTACCTTGAGAAGCCAGTTCATTTCGTGTCATGTAGAAACGCTCTACATCAGCGGAAGACAAACGATTTGCCATTATATTCTCCTAACATTCAAAAATTGATAAAGTTATTGGGAAGCTGAACATTCCAACCTCATCTGTGAGCTCACTGCTAAAGTCTGTTAAGTCCCCAAATTTCACAGGGGTTACTTTTATTGGTAAATACCAATCATCTTTAGAAGCTACATCATCAGCGAAGGTCTTCATTTTCAAGCCTCTTGTTGTCTTAACTTGATGGTATATCATTTCGCATATAGCCTGATACACACCGTCACGATACTCTAGCTTTCCCTCTGGTGTATTCTCTATACAACGTCTACCTGAGGTAGGGGTCACAGAAGAGTAATACACAGAGAAGTTCACTATATACCGTTTAAAACAGCCTTTGTTTAGGGGGTCTGGCACAATGTCTATCGCCAAGAAGGGAGTATCCCAGCCTTGATTATTCTCATAGTGTTCAGAAGTCCCTACATGAACATTGAATTGCTCATCAAATTCTCTGTAACGTTTCCTTGGGTCGGTTTCTTTCTTATTATCCACTTGGATAAAGTAGTCTAGGACTTCGTAGCCGTAGAGCTGTAACCACTTCTTTATATTGATATAAATACTGCTAATCACCTTCTAAGACTCCTTATAATCCTTGACTTACCTTTGTTTGCACTAATCCATTCCTCTAGCACTTCTTTACCTATATCGGTGCTTGTACCAATACCTGAGCCTCTACGTCCACTAGGCTGTCTAGCTGACATACTTGACACAGAGAGTGGAAGGAGTTGCCCTCCCATAATCTTTGTGGCATTTTCGATATAGTTGAAGGGAGGTAGCCCTGATTTAGGGTATCCCTTTAACATATATGTAGTAGCGTAGAACCTATCTTGCTTTGACTTCTCCCTTAGCGTATCAGCACTTACTGATACAGAAAAGCCATTTCGTGTGCGTTTTATCTGGGTACTCTCTCTAAGAGCTCCAGTGGCTCTGGATACCTCTGCCCTAGACTCAAGAGCAACATTATACACAACTTCTGCAAACTCCCTTAGGAGCTCATCGCCTGTGATTTTAGAAATGTCAGTCATGGTCTACGGCAATAATCCCTTGCATTTGCTTAACATAAGGCTTACACTCAAAGAGTAGTTGCTCATGCTCACGTCCTGCTAGTCGCTGTACCGTCAATTTAACGTCCCAGCAACCGGGTAGTACCTCATAAGTCTTGATACCAACAACCTTCCAGAAGACAACACCAGCGTCCTCAGGGCAGTTATTATAATTACACCGAACACTCACACGCTGGATAACATAATAGCCATGCTTTATGTCAAAGTCACAGGTGTGTAGCTGGTTGTGAAGTGAAAAATAGAAAGTGGCTAGTGTGGAGGAAGTTTCTAGTTTGTGAGTTGTTTCTACATCTTCAAACCGACCTACTGGCATGTAATCTACACACTTAAGATGTTCAACCTCTTCAAACACACAGGTATCTATCTTACGGCTGTTTTCATCATACCGTGATACCTTGCCTCCTTGCTTAATTACTATTACTTCTTTATTATTCTTGGGAAGCCCCATCATTTACCTCCTCAAAGGAAGGCTTAACAGCTCCGTCTTTGTCCCTATGTTTCAGGTTAAGCAGATAGCGTCCTTGAATATCATCAGCCACTTCTTGAGCTTCTCCCTTTCTAAAGACGAACAATCGTCCTTCATAGTACATACGGTATTCTGTTTTATAGACCTCATTAGATGAATGAGTAGTAGAAGTTCCACAACGAGAACAGCCATAACTTCTAGCCTCTCTTGTGTACTCCCCTAGATACCTTACTTTCATGCTTTCTTGCCTTTCCTACTGCAATAAATACGCTTGTGTTCTCATACTGACACAGGGACAGCATGCTCAAACTTTGTAGTGCCCAACGGTTGATTAACTTAGTGTAAATATACTCAAGACTTGCTGTGTCAACGTCCCATGTCCTAATCAGGTAGTCCACGGATTTACTCTTAAGCACAGAGCCTACAGCCAACCGGTCCATCTTAGAGCAATCGTCCAAGCTTCCACAGTTGTTCTGGTAAGCAATGAATACTTGTAAGAAGTGACACATAGCCTCATAAACACACAGAGGTAATGTATCAGCTGTGTAACCAGCCTCATACCGTGCTACAAGCTTGTAGGTAGTCTCACATTGGCATGAGGTATCACATTGACAACAAGGGTTGATTTGTTCGGTCATATCAATGAGAATAGTCTCATCAATACTGTCCCAACTCCACTTAGTTCTGTCAAGCTCAATTACTTCACGAGAAAGCCCTTGTCTCTTGTGTAAAAACAGCTTTACTGTGCTAGGGTCAAAACCTTTAAAATAATAAGGCTTAAATTCAAATATAGCCTTACATTCACAGATTTCATAGTTCCCAAGCTCAATGATTTCCTCACGAGCTGTCTTTAGTATGGTTGCACAGGTTTTATCAACCCAACAGAACATTTGGGCAAGAACCCGAAGGAACTTACCCACATATTCCTGAATGTCTGCACCATCATTGCAGTCGAAGCATTGGCAATGTTTCTTTAGCTCCTCAGTGACCTTTACAAGCTCAATTTGAAGCTCTTTGTTATCAGCCATTGCCAACCTCCTTTAATTAAGCCTCAGCCTTGATAGTAGCCATTGGGAACGGATTAAGACCTGTAAGCAGACCTTGGATACGTTCAAATACAACGGCAGGGCATTGTTGGTCAAGTGGAATGTTAGCAATCAACAAGTGAGATACTGGTGAATTGGTATATACCAAACCAAAGTTTTCATACTTGTCACAGATTACTTCACAGCCTGCTTGAGTATCATCTTCTGATGTCACAGTGCGGATAGAGTCTTGAGGTACGAACAAGTCGTGTTGTGTCAAGGCTTCTACACGGTTCAAGTCAAGGACATAAGCTTCACCAGTCATGCTGACTTCATTGTCATAAGGCATGTGATAAGAAGTACCAAACTTGATACCACGGAATGTCACAGTGTCACCTGAGATAGCCCAGCCTTCTGGCAGTTGAGCGTCCTTGCCCGGTTTGATTTCTGATTTAATTCCACGCAAAGTCAATGGGTGAACATAAATCTTGTAGTTAGAATTTTGTGATTGGAGTACATCAAGGTAGCAAGCTACTTGACGGAAAGCACCAATTACAGAGCCAGCAGCGTCAATAGGAGTGATACCCGGATGGGTCATCATTTCAGCTACACCGTGGAATGGACGTAAGCCATTACCCTTGTAAGAGAGCAATCCTTGTACGATATGGCGTTGTACGATAAATGCAAATGTGTACCAAGCCATGAAAGCTTCTGCTTCTGCATAGCTCATTCCAAGCTTCTGGAACTTGTTAATCAAGTCACCTTGCTTGAAGTGTACTTTGTCCTTCATCATACGGTCAAGACGGTTTTCACAGTCCTTGAAGCACAGGTAGCGAACAGGTGTAGCGTCACCAGTTGCTTTCATAGTGAACTTCTCAGTGAAGCAACAGCTATCACCAGTATCACCAGAGAAGTCTGGAGCTTCTGTACCCCATGTCAGGGACTCCATAATCCAATCGCCATTTTTAGCTCGACGCAAAGTACCAAGGTTAGCTTGCTCAAAGCGTTTAAGCAAGTCTGATACCAGCTCATCTTCCATACCTACTTCACGAAGGCTTGGCTGAGCTTTAGACCAGTCACGAGAGATACCGAATGGGATTTCTCCATCTTTGTGGAATGGTGCTTGTGGCTTAAAGTTAGCGCCTGCGTCACGTGCCATTGTTTCAAGGTTAGCAAGGGCTACTTTAGAATTATCATAAAGGTAGTCAATCGCTTCTTTCAAAACAATGTCAAAATTTGTAACCTTTTCCATTAGTTATTTTCCTCCAAAACGTTTACGCAGACCTGTAGACTGCTCTAATTTCTCTTCCTGCTCTTTAATCACAGGGGCTTCAACAGAAGCTCTGGATAGCAATGCTGAAAGTGTTTCCATACGCTCTTTAATAGCGTTCTGTGACTCAGCTTTCTCTTGCTCAAGTGCTTCCTTTTCAGCTTTAAGTTTTTCAACCTCAGCTTTAAGTGAGAGGATTTCTTTAGTAGCGTTTTCCAGCAATTCAGCTGTTTGCTTCTCCAAAGACTCTTCCTTCACTTCTACTTCTTGCTCAGCAACTTTATCTTCTTGCTCAGCTTCCTTAGCTTCAACTTCTTCTTTAACTTCCTCAGCTTTAGGTTCTTCTACAACTTCCTCTACCTTTTCTGGCACAGGAGTTTCTTCCTGAGATGTTCCATTGAAGTAAGCAAGGATTTTATCTAAAGTGTTTTCTTTATCCAACTCTAGCTCCTTCTCTTGTTTCAAATACACAGAGGGCTCATAGCCTCCGCTCTTTGCATTTCCGGGATTTCCTACAAATGAAAATCCTGTAATGTGTATATTATCAGTGATAGGCACAGGTTCGTCAGTAAACTGTGCATTATACTTGGTCAGTTTCGTGTACTCAGCGACTTCCTCAGGCTTAATGTCCTTGAAAGTCCAGCTAAACTCAGATGAAATAGCAAAGGGCTCATCTTGAATGATAAGGTCTTTAATCTGGCTAAGCTCTGTGTTCACATGAGGTTTTACAAGTAAATCTGAGCGTCCTTTGTCGTCTGTGATAATTCTTAAGTCTTCCTTACGGAAGTAGCCTTGTCGCACAGGGAAGCTATTAGTATCTACATGCCCAACCGTTACATAACCTTCGTACTCTTCATCAATGCTGTCATACCACTTCTGTAGTGTTCCCTTAGCAAGATAAAGACGAATAGAACCATCAGGGAACAGGACAGAGCCCTCAGATAAGAGGGTCATGTATCCGTCCTCACCGTCATAGTTCTTATTCACAGAAAATGACTCTTTGTGCTTATCAGTCTTACTCAAGTTAATATAGCCATCAAGCAAATCCTTGTTCATGAGGTAGGTGTCTATCTCATTCTGGATTTTCTTGGCTATCTTAGAATAAACTGGCATTATTCAGTCACCTCAAATAGATGGTATTCAAGTTTACGAACTTTGTGACCCCCACAGCTTGCACAGTAGGCGTATTCATAAGAAACCCCATCTTTTTTAAGACCTGCTTCTGCCTCTGGCGTGTAAGGTAACTGCTCAGTAAGTCCTCTCAGGCTATCTACTAAAATCTCATCAGTAGTTTCATACCAGCCTTCATCATCTGCTTTACCAGATGGATAGAACTCAAACAATTTACGGTTACTTTGAATGTATCCGTCCTTTGTGAAATTCACACGAACTACCAAGTCACGCTTCAAAAATCGTGAAACTCTAAACTTCATCTAACTCCTCTTCTTCCTCAGGAAGTGTCTCTACTGGAGCAGGCTCTTCTACAGCAGGAGTTTCCTCCACAGCTGGTGCTTCATAATGAACCTCTTCCACAGGGGCTTCTGGTTCTACAGCAGGCTTAGTCAGGTCGCTGTCAGATATTGGTGTAATCTCTTCTACTTCCCAGCCGAACTGTTCAGCACGAATTTGAGCCAAATACTCGTCATAGGACATTCCTACTTCGATTGTCTCGTTCATTACTTATCTCCTTCGTAAGTAATTGGGAACTTGTAGCAGTCTACTTCAGTTGTTTGAAGAGTGCGCTCTTCTGTAGTGAAGGAAACTTCATACTTGTCACCACAGCAATAAGTAAATGACTTGAACTTGTTATCAGCTTTATCAAAATACTGAACCTGTTCACGTCCCACAATAATGTGCTTAACCTTTGCCAAAATTTGCTCAGCCAAAGGTGATTTGAAAGTCATTTCTTGTGAACCCACAGTAAGTTTTAGGTTCATAATTGCGACTTTGATTTTGTTTTCCTTTGAGGGAGTTAGTTTTGGTGCAGCTGGCTTAACAGTAGTAGTTTTATACTTGCGTACCATGTCTGTCCTCCTTAATAATTGTCTACCTAGTTATATCAAAAAAAGCACAGTAAGTCAAACCGCACACTGCACTTTTATTTTAACTATTTATTGAATTTCAATTCTTCAATAACTTTGGCTGTACCATGTTGTAAGCGGTACTTGTTGATAAGCTCCATAACTTCTTCCATGGAAGATGGGTCAAATGTCTGGTCATAGTCATTCACAAACTCATCTTCTTTGATGTGCTTAGTTCCCTTAACCTCTGGTTTGCCCTTAGCGTCTGGACCTATAATATAGCCAACAACGAAGTTAGCGTAGATATGTCCAGAAGATTGGTCCATAAGAGCTCGTTGGTCAACAACAAAGACATAAACATCACTCTCCTTACCTTTAGCGTCTGTGTGCTTCTCAATTTTCACACGGTTGTCAAATGCAATCTCTACGTTCACAGCGTAGGAGGTGCGTGGTGTACGAAGCAAGTTTCCTCCACGTCCGAATGTAGGTACTTTCTCCGCTAAGTTAAATTGACCTCCGTTAAGCAACACATCGGCGTCAAGGTCAGTCATATCAGCATAGTTTCGTAGTGTGTACACAGGCTTACCGTTACGAACATACTCAGGCTTAATAGCTCCTCGTTTTTCCTCAATAAACCCTAACACATCTGTAATAATTGAAGACATCAAATACTCCTTTGTCTCTTATACATCTTTTGCAACTCATTTTGTTGCTGTTCCGCATATCGTTCCTGCATTTCAGCAGTGATTACCTCATATTCATAAGGCTTAGGCTCTCCATAATCTTTCACATGGTCTGCCCTTCCCTTCTCATCTAGGCTGATATACTGGCTATAAGCCTCAAAAGCCTTAGAGTTGGCAACCTTAGCATATAAAACACCAATATCTGTGTAAGTTGTATCGTCCATGAGAGTTAAGTAAGGGATATTATATTCCTTGGTCAAGACAAGCACCTGCTCATCTATCTCATCGAGTGGCACAGGGATTACATCATCATATGCAAGCCCTCTCCACTCCTCTCTCTCTTGAATAATACCACAGGTTAGTGCCCAGCCGTAGTTAATCAGATAACTAATTTGTCTGAAAAAAGCTGGGGTTGTTCTGCATAATTTTCAGGACGTTTTCCATCATTGACTCATCTGTGATGTACTGAATGAGGTTAGTGGAAACTCCTAGCACCTCTACAATAATATTTTCACAGGCTTCAATGACGTTATCATCAAAAATTTCATACAGCTTGAAGAAATCTTCTGCTGTGTAAACTTCTGTAGAGCCATCTTCCTTAAAATTAGTGAAGGCAATAGCCACACGTGAGGCATAGTTACGTACACGTCTTCCAATACGTGCTGAGATAAAGCGCTGTTTAGCCTCAACTCGTTGCACATAAGCTGTGCCTCCCATTACAAGCTCCAAATCAGAGCCAGTTGGGTCAAAATCCTCAGGCACAGGCAACCAGAACTCAAGCTCATAGTCTACCTTACGTGCCTCTCCAACTCTACGTGTATCTCCACTAACTACTTTACCTGAGTTAGTAGCCACAGCCATTGGAGTATCATCATGAACGGCTTCTACAAAAGCTTCATTCAAATCTTCAACAGTAACTTTCTTTCTAGGCATTACATATCTCCTTAAATAATTAAGTTTTTATCCAGATAGGCTTCTGCTTTCTCTGGGTTGATTTCCTTAAGTCTATCATAAACTTCAAGAATTGTCATGTCATTGCTATAATTGTAGTCCTTAGAGAACTCATAACTTGCAAATGTAATATCTTGCTCATGGTGATTGAGCCCAACTGCATTTTCAAGAAGCCGTGAGCACTGACCAATGAAGTGTGTCCGCATAGGGATAATATTGTTCTTCATTGAGTTGTCAATGATACTGTGTGTACCAATATTAGATACTGTCTTACCGAGGTCAAACAGCCTTGCAGGTACTCCGAACATCTGTGCCACGATAGATGAGGCATACAGTGACAGATAATCTAGGAAGTCCACAGCCTTGGTATCCCGTGTGAGTTGGAGCAGGTTTTCAAACTTGCTAGAGTACACAATAGCGTCATTATACTCTGTTTCTGACAACTTCTGTGAAATATCTTCCATGTCCTTGGCAATCTTATCAGCACGTTCCTTCTTAGCGGTACGTCCCATATCAAGAAGCTGACCAGCACTAGGAACAAATCCTTCTGCTTCACCCTCTTCAATGCTATCAATGATACTATCCTTTGCTTGTAGGGCAATCGTACCGATACCATTTCGAGCAATATCATAGTTCATTCTATCAAGAATGTTCAACAGTAACTGCACACGCTTGCGGTCCTTAAGTAGTGGACTAATACCGAATACCTTGGAAGTATCCAACTTGACACAGGAGAAGTTATCCTCAGTAACAAGGAGCAAATCGTCCTTGTACTTTTCTGGGTGTTGTAACAAATCCATATAGGCTTCAATGTCAAGGTTAGAATATCCCTTACTGTAGCCTGTGATACGGTCTACAATAGCATGAGCGTCGTCTGTACGCTTAATCACATAGCCCAACGTCTGGCGTAACACAGGGTGGTCAGGATATGGAATATTTATAGCAAGAATGTCCTTAGGGTGAACTCCTACAAGACCATTCCCTGAGTTATAGAGCCCATAATAACCATATTTTCGGTATCCCTTAGCCACACCTTGCAGGACATCAATATTACGCTGACCGTTAAAGTTGGTTTCCTGTAAGAATTTGTTAAGGAGTTTATCCTTCTCTTCGTCCTTCGTTGTCAGCCGGTTAGTGAACATGTAGTACACAATGCTGTCAAGGATATAATCTACATCAGGAAGGCTCAGAGCAAGCTTTTCAATGGTATCAAGGTCTTTTCCAATAGGCATTTCACGATAGCCACTAGAAGTATATAGCAATCGGTCTTCCACAGCGGAATTAAAGAACTTATCCATGGCTTCTACGCCTTCAAGCTCCTCTGGTGTACGTCTACTCAGCTGTGCTTGCTGAGGCTTCTGTACTTTCTTATTCTTTCTCTTTCTTCCCATTAATGGTCCTCCAAATAGAATAGCTCTATGGCGTGTATAGCCAATAGAACACTATCAAGTTCGTCTGGTGACTGGTGAATTAGCTTCTTAATCTCAGATTTAGGTCTAAGTTTCACAAGCCTGTCTTCTGGTCGTTGAATTTCTGCTACAAAGGACATCTGCCTTGCAATCCCGTCCCAAACTTTTGTCATGAAGGACACACGCTGTGCCTCCATCATTCCTCGTAACATAAGGTGCATTTCTACACGCTTATTAAAGGCATACTCGGCACTAGGGTCATGAGCTATCTTCTTAGCCTCTGTAACCTTACCGCCGAAGTCTATATCATACACATAAGCCTTTAGCTTACCTGAGAGCCTAGCCATCTTAAGGGGCTGAACAATGTGAGCTCCACCTCCTGAGTCAATAGCTATAGCCCTTACCTTAAACTGATTGGCTATTGTAATAATCTTATTCACAACGTCTCTAGCTGTGATACCGTCAATCCATTCCTTAGGCTTAATATCCGTGGTATCCACAGCGGTTATGTGACCTTCTTTATCTATACAAGACAGAGTTACTTGGATACTGTCAGCGCCCTTGTAGGCACTATCCACTCCAAGAAACCACTCAAGGTCAGGGTTAAGGGAATTAAACTCTTCAAGAATATCAGGCTGAGCGTCAAAGAAGTTAGACCGCTCCACAGGGAACTCACACAGGAGGTTTTCTCTTATGGAGTCCTCTGTGATTGTAAAACCTGACTTCATGAGCTGGTCTTTTGTGTAGTTAATTGAGCCCTCTTCCATAGCAGTCACAACGTCTAGCCACATGACAAACTCATCATCTGCCAGCTCTTCCTTGGTCATAAAGTCAAAGAAACTATTCAGTGACCGTGGGTTTGAGATTAGATACATGATGAGCTTCTCACCTGTATCACTTTCAAACTCCCGACGTGCCATGTGCCCTAGTGCAAGGGGCGAAATATCGCTGGCTTCATCTCCAAACATATTCCCTCCACGTCCGATTACATGGATTTTAGAGGGGTCTGTAAAGTTACTACCAGCAGAGAGCCCTTCTAGCTTTCCTCCGTTACGGAAGCTAAATCCTTCACTAGAGAATGAGCTCAGACCACGCTTTAGCCGTCTATCAACAGCCGATACGTCATTTTCGTCCATACTCAGCATTTCTTTCACAGAGGGGTGAGCATTTACTAGGATTTCTCTGGCGTGTTGGATAATAATTCCTGAATACTCATTGGTTGACCCTACAGCATAGCAGTTCTGCCCTGAAAATGCAAAATTATTACTCATAATTCCACACAGGAAGGACTTACCATAACGAGGAGTAGCCACACAGTAGCCTGTTTTATAGTCCCCACTCAGGAAAGCTCCGAATTGCACAGCCTGTGACCACCAAAGCTCGATATTGAACCTTGATAGGGCTGTACGGAAGCCTAATTTATAATACTCAAGCTCTTTCTCAAAGCCTCTTGTCTCTCTGATACTATTTCTCTTAAAGTGTTTTGGTATATACCCTTTTACTGCCTTCTTCAGCTTCTCCTTAGGAGTCACAGTGTCCAGCAGTATGCTTAGCTTTTCCCTATTAGAGAGTAACTTCCTCTTTTTCATAGGTGAGCCAACATCTACATCTTGGGTGGGCATAGCTAAAGTCTCCTCCTGTATAACTCAAATAATTCACAGCAACGTCATAGGCATCATCTTCTGGGTCAAGTCCCTCAATGAAAGAAATTCCCACAGGAACTCTAGTCCCATCAAGAAGCCTACAAATTGGACAAGTCCGCTCATCATTCACAGAGTTCCACCGCTTGTAGATAACCTCTCCTGTGATATGGTGAAGCACCTTGGCAGTCTCTACTGAGGCTTTTTCAATAGCCATATGAACCTCTGACACAGAGATGAGCTCAATAATTGGTACTATCCTTCTATCAATCTCTTCTTGGTCTAGTACGCCCTTTTCAGCAACCACTTCGTCTCTAATACTTAGAATATCAGCTTTCCTACTGGCAAAAATCTCTTTTAGACGTGTGTAATTGCTTCTGGCAAAGCCTGATTGATTGATACTATTCTGTGCATTACGATACTCAACCTCATCAAGCTCTAGTCCAAGTTCATTAAGGATATATTCAAGCTCCTCATAAAACGAGTCAGTGTAAAGGTCCACAAGATAGCCTATTAAAGCCTCTTCAAAGTTGTCGCTAGGAACTTCGTTAATCACACGATTAACATATTCGCTAAGCCTTGCTTTAAAATCATCATAGTTCCTGATGAATATCTTGTCCTGTGAATTTGCCATTACAAGTCCTCAAATAATTTATCAAGACGAGCACTGGTGTAGCGCTCAAGCTCCTCAATACTCTCAGTTTCCCGGTTCAAGTTCACAGTGGTTTGTGTAGGTTTACCTTCGATACGGTTAGCCCACTCAATCCGTGCTGTGCCATTTTCAATACTTTCAAAAATCTGCTTCAAAGCATTAATCCGCATTGGAGTGGCTGGAGGAATTTCTGCAAAGCGTTTAAGCCCGAAAGCTTTAACAACTTCCTCATCATATTCCTCAAGACCCCAGCGGATAGCATAAGCTTTTAAATCCTCAAAGGAAGCAAAGCTCAGCTCACGCATTTCATCTGAATATAATCTTTTCTCTGATTTCTTAGCCATAATAACCTCTTTCTTCTAAAACAAATCCCACAGTGATAGCACTATGGGACTCTTCGGAGCAACGTATGTATAGTATAACACTGTGTGTTTTGTAATTAGGTGATTTGCTCCTATGCCCATGTGACCTTTTACAATCACACAGGCTAACGATACAGGAGATATATGAAATACATTGCCACAAAGGGCAAAGTGCGTAGAGGGATTTGAACCCCCGATAGTTGGGTTGCGGCCAACGTCCTTAAGCCACTTGGATATACGCACAAAACCAGCTGGGGTAGGTCTGGTAGTAATAGAAAGGTTATAGAAAGGTAATATGAAAAGGTTTATAGCAAAAGTCTTCCTACCCCATGCCTAATAACGATTGTATTTTATACTCCAAAGGTTTCCCTTCTTCGTAAATAATGTTTGACGGAACACAGTAGTAACTGAGGACTCCATCTTTTAGCTCATACATCTGCAAGCTGTAACACACAAGCTCTTCTGTGTCAGATAAATTCACACGAAGCACTTTCTCAGAATTATTTTGCTCTACTTTTGGTAGTAGCCCTTCTGGTACTTCGTAAGTTTTTGTAGATGTCACTACTTGTACTTTCATAAAAATATTCTCCAATCAGTATCGCTTCTGCGTCGTCATCACAGATTACATCATGCCCCTTCCGTCTGCACAAGCTTATTGCATGTTTCTTAGCCTCGGCTCGTTTGAGACCAGATAACTTAAATAACTTGCGCCAGACCGAAGGACCAACAAAGTTGATAGCTAAATTATTAAGCTCTCTAATAATCACTCCCTGTGTTATAGCCAAACACACAAGGGTCTTTTGATTTTTGAGAACTTTCAGCTCTTCTATAATTACCCGTTTTATTGGGTAGCTATGAAGAAGAAGCCTTACCTGCTCAGCCATTTCCTGTGCACGTTCTAGGTAACTATCGTTGCGAGGGGAGATAACATTATGGGTAACCACTTTTCCGTTGTGGTCAAGAATGGCGTATCCTGTTGAACGTGTTGAAATGTCTAAACTGAGTAACATACTTCCTCCTGAGCTATGTATCTATAGTACCATAAGTCACAGGGGAGTGCAAGTAAAAATCTCGCTTTTTAGCAAAGTACAGATAATACAAGTTAAAGAAATACACATAGCTCTTAGAGCTCTTCTTTATACTGTATTATCTGTACTTTACTACAGAGCTATAGGAAAAGTAACAGAGAGCTCTAAGAAATTACACAGGAGAGCCTTAGATATGACACAGAAGTGATTAGCTCTCACTCTCCCTGTGTTCTAGTTTTCTGATATGCTATTATCTGAACTTTGCAAGCAAAGTACAGATAATGCATATTAAAGAAATATAGCTCTGTGTTATTCTTTATACTGTATTAATTGTACTTTACTCTGGATATTTTACCAAAGTACAGATATTACACTATAAAGAATAAAATACTCTGTGCCTTTCTTTACCTTGTATTATCTGTACTTTACTTTTTCTACCGTTTCTCTATTGAAACTCCTAACCAAATATGCTACAATATTTACATGGAGGTAAGGAAAATGAAATATATTTTCTCAGATATTAAATCACAAGAAGTTTCAAGAAAGAACAGACTAGTCTCCCCTGTGACGGCTGAGTTCTTATTTAATTTATATGACACAGGGAAGTTTGACTTAGAGGAGCTCATAGAGTCAGGAAGACAGCAGTTCCAAGATTACTACACAAAGCGCCTAGGTAAGGAAATCTCTGTGACCTATATAGAGAGCCTGAATGAGTCTCTTAGAGAAATGCTAAAGGGCTTGAACAAGAAGCTGGCTAGGACATTTGGAAGCACAGCCAACGTTCACAAATACATCATGGCAGGCACAGGCTCATTAAAGGTCTCTAGCAAGTCCACAGCAGCGTTATTTGAAGTCCTAGGGGAAAGTACCACACTATCTGTTTACTACAGCAGAATGGCTGAATATGTGCGTTCTGAGGTGTATCTTGATGGAGACCATATAAATATCCAGAAATTCTTCCCTGATGTACCTTTCTGGGAAATGGACATGGCCTCTGTGTATATGTATCAGACAGGCAAGACATTCATTAAGGGAGGACTATTGTACCTGTGGTATAAGAAGTATAATATTTCAGGTCCTACTGAATGGTTCAAGGGCTATGAGAACTACTTGAAGGAATACTTTGAGCTTCACAGCGAGTATGGTGAATTTATTTATAATCCTATGCTAAGGGCTGACGCCTCAAAGGCTGTGAAAAGGTTATTCGGTAACATTAAGAAGGCACAGGCTCACTTTGGACTCTCTCATACACAGTGGTTCTGGTGGTGGAAACGTAGCACAGAGGAAATAGATGAATTATCTAACTGGCTTGTGGAATACTACGGTGTGTCTCACGCTGAGGTGCTAGGCTCTAGGAATATGGAAGCCTTTAGAGATAACTTCAAGGATAAAGCTACCAAGGAAAGAATATCTAAGGAGTTCATTGAGGACTTTGATGACACAGTGAGATACCTTAAAATTGAATATACATAAAAGGACCTACTACAGGTCCTATTTTATTATTCAATACTCTATCACCTATTATCTACTCCTTCGTTACACTCAGGGTAGATAATATAATTCTAAGCTCATAAACATAGCGGGGCTATGTTTATTCACTAAGAATTATATATTATATAAATGAATATTAATTATGCATATTATTAGTATCATATTCATTAGTATAATTTATATACATACCACATGATACAACCCCGCCGCGCACATACTGCAAGTATAACGATTTTTGGGCATTTTGTCAACTCAGACACTACACTTTTTATTTTATGCATTTTACCCCCACTTTATGCACGAAATATCCAAAATTATGCATAAAACTAGTAAATTTAGTAGGATAAAGAGGTAAATATTATAGTTAGATAGATAAATGAGTAATAAATCTATGTAACTAGGTATAAAGTATATGTAGAGGACAGTAGAATAGTACCAGTTTTTCTTAAAAATGCTACATAACTTTTCTTAAACTAATTTATTATGCTATAATATCCTTCAAGTTATCCACAGAAATGGGTAGTTATCCACAGTTTTTGTTACAAATAAATTACAAAATTGAGTTATGTGACTTTTTGGTAACATTGTGAAATTGTGAAATGGCTTAGTGACGGGCTTTATAAGAGTTATCCACAGGGTAATCATAGAAAATGCACAAATTTAATATTATACTAAAATATCTATAAATAAATTATACTATATTCATTTTGAAATTTGAGAGGCTATTTTAGTACCATAATAAGGGCACAGGATAACCCTTCAACTTCGTCTAGCGACTCCGTGGAAGGTTATCTTTGGAAGACTAACGCAGACTTCCTCGCAGGGCTCGTTGTCTTTGTTATATTACTAAGCTCATAATACTCCTCGCAGAGCTCGTAGTATTATTTCACTAAGTAATATACAGCCCTGTGTTATTATCAGAGAGGAAGAGGCATTTCCTGTGTATTATAGAGCCCTCTGTGTCTTATAGAGCCTTTTGTGTAATATGCATGAAGATAAATATATACCCATAATTATGAATAATACATAGCACAGGAGAGCTCCAAAACCTAGAGCCACAAAGGAAAGAGCCATATGCATGGTGATAGAGAAAAGGGTCATTCTTGTATAATATAGAGCTTATATAAATCCCCTGTGTCTTATTAGGGTAATAGAGTAGTACCTGACGGTACAGAGTAGTGTATTAGTGGCTTCTGAGAGCTCATAGAAAGCCCTGTATTCGATTTTAGTGTCTTCTTAGGGGTATTGTACTAGGGAGATAGAATAGAGCCTTATATGAGCTCATAGGGTAGAGATAGGATTATTCTCTCAGCTCGTTACACTCGCAGAGAATAATATTCTACTAGTATTCATAGCCATACTTCGTATAGCTATTCATACAGTAGAATACACAGAGCTTAAAAATACGATTTAATTCAAATTATATAAATCCTTATGGGACATGGGAAGAGGGAATAAAATACGAATTAAATCATATTATACGAATTATATCGAATATATGGAATAATGTTAGGTCGGAAATAACTTGAGTGGTGAATGGAGGAATTTGGACATGGAGAAATGGAGTTCATTTTTTAATTGGGGTAGGTAGAGAGGATACGGACAGGAGAGTGGTTGGTATATACTATAATATTTTAGTACTAAAAATTTTTGAATGGTAGATAGAGAAATCAATCACCCCCTCCTCCCTCCCTCTTTTTTAATCGACCTTTTTCTTTAACCCTTTTTAACCAAGGAAAAATATACCACTTCTTTATACTAAAAAGTAAAGGGTAAGGTAAAGAGGTGCTTACGTACGTAAGTAAAAAGCTTTCGTTAGTAAGTGAGTGAGGAGGAAAAGTGTTTCGTTTAGGGGGAGAAAAAGTTACGAACGAAAGAAAAAAACTTACTCCCGAAACGTAACCTTTCAAACTTCACCCGAAAAATTCAATCAATCTGTCCTAGGACAGTTGCCGACCCTTATAGCTAAAGACTATAACAACTTATAGTTATTAAATATAAGGTAAAATGCATAAAAGTTGTTGACTACAAGGTTAGAAGATGATATAATGGTTTTACCGAGATAAGGAAAGGGAGCGAAGCTCCTCACTACCGCAGGCTATCCTGCTACTGTCCTGTCCTTTGAAAACTTAATAATAACAAGGGAGAACAAGCGCCCTACTGAAAGACTTGCAAAGACTTAGCGGATTAGCTAGCACGTGACCGGAAGAGGTAACTACGTAAGAGAGTAAGATAGCTTGCTCAGCGACTACTTAGCCAGTGCAAAGGCGCTACTAGTGAAAGCTAAGCCACTCGAACTAATCAATTAGCTAGTGCCATACGCTAGAGCTCACCATATAAAGCAAGGGTGTCCACTGACTAGATAAGATACACTATCAGTTTGAATATATAGCCTCCTGTGCTATCACTATCAAACAGTGGGATAGTCACTACTTACCGACATCAAGCCCCTTGCTCAGACGTTAAATAATAGAGTTCCCATGTAACCGCAAGGTTACTCGATAGCAGGCACTAGCTCACGAACGAAATAATATTATATATCAATAAAACCGCTGTGTCTGTAGGGTTAAAGACTAACAGTCCGAACGAGTACGCAGACACTATATAAAATAATAAATATGCAACCGAAATATCAGGCTTGATGTGTGTAAAAGCTCACCAAGTCATAATCACAGAGCCTCTGTGATATTAAAATAAAAGGAGTCATGCACTATGACAAAATCAATTAAAATCATAAGAACAGCCCTGAATGTTCAAATCAGCTTTGACAAGGGAGACATTTCCCTAACCTTCCTAGATGAAAAGGTTCTGACTATGTTCATTGACCTTTACAAAGACACTAACGCTGAACTATACATGCTCATTAGTGACTTTATGAACGCAGAACTCATCACAGGAGAAGCAGGAGCAGACTATCCCTCCTGTGCCTATCTTGACCGTAACTATATCGAGTTCATGCCTCTACTAGAAGAGGTGGACAAATGAAAAAACTACTCTCAGGGCTCACTGTAGCCCTTCTCCTGTGTGTCTGGGGCTATTCTCAGTCTCAGCCTCACACAGGGCAGATAATGGCTAAATTTAGCCAACAAGGCACTTATTTCTTGCAAGTCGTAGGAGACAATGGAGAGCTTCTCAATGTACCTACAGACTACAAAACATATACAGCCTCACAGAAGGGGCAAATGATACCACAATAACATTTCAATAATTTAAAATCAATGAGAGGTATTCTCTCAATAATTCACATTAAAAGAGGTAAATATCATGGAAACTTTCACAATCAATGGACTTTTGAACCGCTACTTTAACACAGAGACAATCGAATTAGGCGAAAATAAGCCTAAACTTGCTAAACAGTTACGCAAGCTAAAAATCGAGGTATCAGACCTTGAAATTAAGTTTTGGGGTGAAGCTGTAACCGAACTTATCGGGCTATACTGTGACGCTGACTATCTCAATGACTATGAAGGTAACCCCTATGACTATGAGTTTGGAGTTAAGTTTTCGGCTGAGTTACCGACCTATGATGAACAAGATGAATGGGCTTTTGATGGCTCATGCAATAATACTGACGGGTGCGGAAATATCACAAGTACAGCCCTAGCAACCTACGAGGGGTCTCGTTATTGCTATATCTACAACACTGATGGTGAACCTACCGGACGGTTTTACTACTTTAGCCAGCCTTCTGGCTTCTGTGTTGCCGATTGGTATCGGGTAAGTAACCATGGAGAATACAACGCACCTCTAGCCCTCCTGTTAATACACTATGGGGTTAAATGGGAAACAATCGAATACACCACAGAAGAGGTGGGAAACCTTGTAAACACTGATGGCTTCTGGTCTAACTTTGCTTGCGACCGTGTGCGCAAATACTATAGCCCTGACTTTGACTTTGGAGCTGTAGAGTTCAAAGATTTAAACGAACTGAATTTGGAGGGAGAAGGTTTGATTTACATTGAAAGTGATGGCTGGGTAGATGAAGACCAGGTTGTTTATTCTGATGAATATGATGAATATATCAACCGTGATGACGCCGTCTATGCTGAAAATATTGATAGTTGGGTATATGAGGACGATGGCAACCTTGACGAGTGCGCACAATGTAGTAACCCTGTGCACTGTAGCCGAAACTACATCGAAACAGAAGGCTACCGTCATTTCTGTGACCGTGACTGTATGGAGAATTTCTATGACATTGTAGAATACTGAGGAGGTGAGATTATAGGTGCATTATTATCTATGGTGCTGGGCTGTATAGCTATCTTGCTTATCTTCCTAGCACCTTTTCTATATGCTGTGTATATAGTGTATAGCTTTCTAAGTCTCCTAGTTTGGAGGCTTTTTGTTAGCACTGATGAGGACTTAAGGGCAATCATTACAGCCCAAAATATTGTAGTAGTTTTCATCATCATGATACTTTTATATAATACCATAATGAAAGGAGTATAAAAATATGGTACAAACAATTAGTAAGGAGCTCTCAGCATGGCTGGGAGAGGTCAAAGAGCAGGGACGTTTCAGAGGACGTCTAGCAGAGCTTTTCAGCGAGTTTGGCAAGGGTCAGGATAAACCTATCGACCGAGAGCTAAACGCTATCTCAGAGGCTCTGGAGGTCTCAAAATTCATGGCTCTAGCTACCCTTCTAGTAGAAGGCTATACTATCTCAGGAGAAGAGGAAACCAAGCCTAAATTATATGAGGTAGTCATAGAAGATGAAAAGCTGTATCGTGTACCTAATAAAGGATTGGTACTATTACCGACATCTATTGGGGAAACAGCTGGCTATAGCTCAAAAATCACAGAAAAAGAAGCGGAGGAACTAGAAGAGCATGACAAAAAATATCTACGAGAGATTTGAAAACTTAACGGGTCACCCTGTGACTATCCTACACACTGACGGAAAAATTGCAAAGCGAATAGGGGTAAGCGGAAGGTTTGCCCCTTTGCGACTTAAGACCTATTACAAGGATTTAGGAAAAATCCACGGTGTACCGGTTAATACTATCGGATATGGACTAGAAACCCCTCTATCCGAGCTCAGAAGGCTGGAAAAGCTAGACATCATTGTGTCCCTTGTGACCGCAAAAGAGCTATACCGATTGGGCTATCAGGGCAGAATGTTTGTACCCTGTGGTAAACAGATTGGACAATATGGAGTGAAAGGCTGTACCGCACTATCACTATATAAACGCTAAAATGTGAAAGGATTTTAAATAATGAAAGATACTATTTTAAATATGTTAGAAAATGAGCCTCTTGTAAAGAAGGCTTTTTTGTTACTCCTAGATGAAACACCGGAAGACAAACAAGATGAGCTCCTGAAAGCTATTAACGCTTCTTTTGACAAGGGAGAACCCTATCAGGCACTAGAAGCCCGGATTGATAAAATGCTCGCTGATGAGTACACAGAAGAGCTCACAAAGGGCACAAAAGAGGCTGTGTATTGGCTTATGGAGCATTTCCCACTTGATGAACTAGGCTCAGACATTGGAAACATCAAAGGGTTAGACTATCGGGCACTATTCCTTTATCAGTATGATAAATCAGGTAACTATTTCACTGATGTAAACAATGATACTAAAAAATGGGAAGGTATCAAGGAAGAGTATAGAGCCTTTGAAAAGAAAATCTTTGCACGGATTGAGCTAAAGAAGGGACTCAAAAAGCTAGAAGAAAAAATGAAAAAACGGGCTGAGAACCTGAAAGAAGCCCTAATCTACCGTAAGTATGACAACATCACAAGTATTAAGCACGAGTTAAACCACAAGCTACCGAAGAAAATGACTGATGAGGTCTTAAAGTTCGCATACAGATTGGGCTACAAAAAGCCTGAACACTTTGAAGAGTGGGAAGATGTAGGCATGCTCTGTGACTACTACCGCACAAATGTACTAAAAGCCCCTAACTATGGAAATACAATCCTAGAGGTCAACATGCAGAATGTGTTAAGGAAATATTATAACAATGACAATATTGTAATTGAGCACGGAGCACAAGCACCTAAACTCTCAAAACAGCTCAAAAAAGCAGGAGTTACCGCAACAAATGAAGAACTGATAGCCTTCAATGAGTTCAAACAATGGCTAGGCTGTGTTGCTGATGTATCAATACCTAATGAGGTTATTCTGCTAGATATGGGAGACTTTACAATCCCTAATAATGTGGATAATTGGGCTTTCCAAGACTCTTGCAATACCTCTGGGAGCTGTGCAGGGAATGGGACAAGCCTAATCTTAAAAGCTATGGGCTATAAATACTTGAAACTATATCGCTACGATTTAGGCACAGAAGAAGCCAACCCACTTGCACGGGCTTACTTTAAGGCAAAATATGGGGAGCTTGCCCATGCTGGGATGTACTCACAGGGTCGAAACCATGTAAATAGAATTGGTTATACGGCCTATGAGTTTACAAGCCTATTGCTTGCAACAGTTTTCAAGCGTAAGCTTAAACATTTCAAGAAAATTGCAGGTCAAACAATCGAGTCTGGCTCAGAGTTTGAGGACGCTTACAACGAGGAAATGAATTATTGGTCTAATATGTCAGGAAGCAATGACTATAAGACCTTAGGAACAGCATCAATTTTAGAGGAAGACAGCTATAGCAAATGGTCTGATGTAATCCATGACCTTGATAGTAGCATTATCACTAATTATGATGACACGGCAGATAAATTTGAAGTCAGAATTAAAGAACTAAAGGAGAAATACAATGACTAAAATTAAAAACACTTTTGAACACTTATTGACTATGACACAAGACGCATTACTTGAGCAATTACCTGAGTACCTCTCAGAACGCTCTTACAGCGTCATAGCGACCGATTATTACATTCTGGGGGTATCACCCTCAGAAGACATTCAACCGTGCCTAGTGGCTCATTTAGACACCATAAACACGCACAGAGGGGCAGGGTCTTATAACTACGCAACAAAACAATGGGAAACAGGACAAAAAGCAACGCCAAAAGTTGATGACCTAATGATTTCTAACAAATATATCACACTGAGCCCAGAAGCTAATCCAAAGCTGGCTTGCCTAGGTGCTGATGACCGGTGCGGTGTGAAAACTATCCTAGATGTGATTGAAGCTGGGAAACGTCCTCATGTGCTCTTTACTACAGATGAGGAAATCGGCTGTGTAGGCTCTAATAAGATTGTCACAGAAGATGATTTGCAAGCCCTATCTGATAGCTCAATGCTCATTCAAATTGACCGGGGAGTCCATGAAGGCTTCTGGAATGAGATGGTATTCTATGAATATGATGAAAACTCAATCCCTGAAATCCTCACAGAGCTAGAAAAATATTATACCTTAGCTGAGGGCTCATATACTGATGTCGCTGTGCTTGGTCCTGAGTATGACAAACCTATTGTGAACTTGTCAGCCGCTTATGAGAATGAGCACACAAGGAATGAGTTTATTAACCTAGAAGCCTATAAGAAAAACACAGAGGGTCTACTCTCATTCCTAACATGGCTAGAAGGTCAGGACACAGCGGATTGGAAATACACAGAGAAAGCCCCTGTGTGGTCTTATTATGGAAACACAGCGAGCACTTGGGAAGGCTCAGACTATGCAAACTATAGCGATGAAACTTATCGGGAGTTTGTAAAAGAAGACCTTATGTGTGTTTATTCCGGAGACACAGACGAGGCAATGGACATTATCGAAAATTGCAAAGGGTTTAAGTCATGGCTTGCTGTGAGCAATAAGTCTTATGCACTATATAAGGATGGCACTGTGCTGGATAGCTTGAAACAACTTGTGACTGAGCTGGGAATGGAATATAAACCAGCATAGCAAAGTACAGATAATACACTATAAAAAATACTCCCTGTGTTATATTCTTTAGTATGCATTAATTGTACTTTAGTAAAATAAGAAAGGAGAGTACAGATAATACACTATAAAGAAAGAGAACTGTGTGTTATTCTTTAGCTGGTATTATCTGTACTTTGGTATAAAGAATGAGTAAGCAGATAGTAAAGGTGTCAGAGTATTACTCTGAGTATAGTATGGCTGGTGTTGAGGCTGTTATTATAAAAGATGAAAGACTGAGTAATGGTGGTGTTCTGCTTGGCTTTCCTTTAGATGGTGAACTTGGTTGGTATGACAGCTGTTGTAGTACCGAGTATCGTTGCTGGTGGATTTCCTCAGAATACTTAGAGCCTGTAACAACAATCACAAGGAGTAAGTTCAGATGAGTAAAACTTATGTGAGAATAAAAGAGGGTTACCATAAAGCCAATATGATAGGTCAGACAGCTGTGCTAATAGAAATGGGTACTGAGTTTTATGCCTATAGAGCTTTAATTGGCTTTCCTTTAGATAGCCCCTTTGGTTGGTATGATGAGGACATGAGCACAAGTTATAATCTATGGTACATATCGGAGGAATACCTAGAGCTTGTGAAAGTATTTTCACACAATAAGTTTAAGTGAAGTATGACATGAAAAGATTTAAAATCGGAGATAGAGTGGTTGTGTTAGATAATTTCAACACTACAGCTAAAGGCAAGGTAGGCACTATAATAACTAATAGAGACAGAGGGCATGTAGTAGGCTTCTTCTGTGAGGGTGTAATGACAAACTATGAGCTGGAGGATTATATAGTCAGATATCCCAGTTTAAAAGCTACTTGGTGGTTTGACTCTAGGGGATTAGAGCTTGCTAACACCTTCACAAATAATAGATTTAGATAGGAGTTAGCATGACACAAAAACTAAAAATAGGTCAACAAGTAAGAGTTACTTGTAATTTTGATGGCAATACAACTAAGGATAAAGTAGGTGAGGTGCTGTTTACTTGGGAAGGTAGAGCTCTTATAGGCTTCTTTTGTGACGGGGTAAGGACAAATCATAGTTTACATGAGTATAAGCACCTTTATAGAGGACTAAAGGCTACTTGGAGTGTTCCTTATCAATACCTAACAACCACTATTATCTCAAAGAATAAATTTAGATAGGAGTAAGCTATGGCTAGAAGATTTAAGGTAGGGGATAAGATAAGGCTTAAGCCACATACTGAGTTAGGACTAACGGAATATACATGGGGTACTATTATAGTTGATGATATTGACCCTAATACAAAATACCCATACAGAGTCAAGATTATGACTACTCCTTCTGATGTAAATATAGACAGTATTTGGAGTAAGGAAAGTGATGGGTATTCATCATGGGTGGCTAGAAATGAATATGTAGACTCTCAGTTTACTAGCAATAAATTTAAGTGAGGTGAAGTATGTTTAAACAAGGACAAATAGTATTAGTTACAAGAGACTGGGAAGATAATAATACAAGAGGAAAACTAGGTATAATACTTAAGATTGATGGTTCTGACTATAAGATAGGTTTCTTTGATGAGCTTAAGAAAACTAATGGTGATAATAGGTGGTATGTTGATAAATACCCTGATGTAAAATCAACTTGGTGGGTAAGGAGCTGCCTAATTAAAAGTCCTGTGTCTAAAAATAAATTCAAATAATTTGCAAAAAGGTATTGACTTTAAAAAATTAAGGAGTATAATGGAATTATCGGCAGGAGAAAGGAGATAGTATGGAATACATTAAAATACCTGCAAATGCACTAGACCAAATTGAGAACAAAGCAGAGCTTGTCTTGTTTGGTCTTTATTATAGTCAAATTTCAAGAGGTCAGATGGAGAACTACTTTACACAGGAATATGTGTATGACATTCTCAAAATGAACTCACGAACTTTCACAGCTGGTATCAAGAGCCTTTATGACAAAGAGCTCCTACGCTGGGGCTGGGGAAGACGAGACGGAGCAGAGTATTGGGCACGAAAAGTTATGCCCGATAAGCTCTATTGGGATATTGAGGAAGCAAACAGCAACTACCTAGCAATGCAGACTTGGTGGGCTGGTAAGCTCAGATTGCCTTATAACGCTCTTGTGTTCCTGTCAGCTTTCAACTCACAGGCTCGAAAAGAAGGTAAGCTTGGAGAGGATTACAGCTTTGCACCGGATAAGTTAGAGAATATCGCCTCTGTGTTTAATATGAGCCGGTCTACTCTGACAAACACACTGAGCCTACTAGAAGAGCTAGGTATCCTAACACGTAAGCGTGTAACAGGACAAGGAGTATCAATCACTGTGAATGGACTATTCTTACAGCAAGAAGCCCCTACAGCACAGCAAACAGCAGAGCTTATCTACAGTATCATGCCTGAGAACAGCCTGATTAAGGAGGCTATCACGTTTGAGAAATCAGACAGCTGGTACTGTGAATATAAGGAGACTTTGCACCCTACAAACAAGACCATGGATAGCACCAAGCTACAGCTTGTTAAATCATGGCTACGCTCTCTAAAACGCTCTTGTAACGATGTTTTCATGGCTTTGGTAGATATTATGCGCCCTTGTGTAAACATGATTACAATCCCTCTGAGAAGCACACAGGAGAAGCTGGCTTTGGCTGGTGTGCCTGATGAGTTCTATAGTGAACCTGTCCTAGCACAGAATGTTTCGCATGAAACATTTAGCACAGAGGACGATAGCTCAGAAGAGCCTGTGACCTCATATATTGGCTGGTTTGAGATTGTCAAGTATCAGGGCAAGAGGTATGCTGAAATCCCTGTAGAGGGCACAGAAGGCGACCTACACATGTCTCTAGTAGAAATCCCTGACCTTGTAGAAGACCAAGACGATTATGAAGATTGGTACAGCTATGCAGAACGAGGTGAAAGTGACCTGTGGGTTAAGAAAACAGAAGAACTTGACCGAGAAATGCTAGAAGAAGAATTGAAATATCCCGGTGGTCATGGAAATGCCTTCCGTAGGAAACATGGCTTACCTGAGATTGATATGTCCTATAACCCTTATGATATTGAGGCTGATGAGGACGCTCAGGCACTTGGGATACATTGGATAGGAGAGGAAAATTGTGACGATTAACATTTTTATTGAGGAGGTGCTGGCAAAGAACTTTGGTCCTGATGATGAGGTGAAAGTGGGACTTAATTACAAGTTCACAAATGAAAAAGACCCTAAGAAGCGATTTGCAAGGGACTTTGTGGAAACTTCAATCAGTCTGAAAGCTCTGAAAAAGTATCTAGGCTCACAGAGGAAAAAGGCTGAGCTCTATGTGTGTCCTACCCCTATCAAAGGCAAGAAACGTCTTAAGGAGAACGCACAGGAGACTTACCTTGTGTTCATGGATATTGACGGGGCAAGAGTACCTGAAAAGTATTTCAAGCCTAGCTATGTCTGGGAGACTAGCCCTAAAAAGTACCAAGGTGTATGGATTTTAGACAACCCACTAACACCTGAGGAACATGAAAAGGTGGCTAGAACACTGGTACAAAAGTATGGATTTGATAAGACAAGCTCAGACATTGTGCACTACTACCGTGTGCCTCAGACAGTCAATCACAAGTATAAGAGTGATTTCAATATCACAGGATTGCAGGGTGAGGGAACAGTGTTCCGCAAGTCAGAGTTCATCAAACGTCTTAAGAAATTCTTTAAACAAGCTAAGACAGCTGTGGCTGAAACTGGCGAGATTAAGAAAAGACGTTTTGACCTGAATGAGCTACTTGAACGCTATGACCTAACCTCTGTGTTTGATAACAAGGTAGTTGGAACTGACCGGAGTGAGTATTGCTTCCTGATTGAGCAGAAAATGATTAATGCAGGAGCAAGAAAAGAAGAGGTCTACTTTGTGCTCCTAAATTCAGACATTGCTATGAGCAAATACAAGACTGAGAAAGCCTTGCAAAAGGAAATTCACAGAGTGTTTGCTAAGCTAGAGCCTGATAAGCGACCTAGTGACAGAATGTCTTCCTTTGGTAAAGTACACACAGGAGGGGTCACAAAAGCTAACAATGAGAAGGTTAAAATCCTAGCTCTCAAAGACATTGAGGAATGGGACGGTAAGGATTTCTGGCTGATTGAGGGTCTGTGGGCTAATCACTCAGTGGGTATCATTGGAGCACCTTCTAAAAGCTTTAAATCGACCCTAACGCTTAATATGGCTGTGTCAGTGGCTACAGGACGAGACTTTGATGGTCACAAGGTTAAGCAGGGAGGCGTTCTTATTGTGCAAGGGGAAAATAACCCTAGCATGGAAAAGGCTAAGCTCAAAACCATGGCAGGCACAGAGGACTTACCAATCTATTACACAGAAGCTCCTGTGTTCTTAGACCGTATCCATCACCTTAAGTCTTTTGTCAAGAAGAATGACATTAAGCTACTGATACTAGACCCTATGTATCTGTTGTTTGGCTCTGGTGACATTAACAAGCACCAAGACGTGGCTGATAGGCTACGGGCAGTATCAGAGTTCCGTGATGAGACAGGTTGCTCTGTGATTATAGTGCACCATACACGGAAGATTGAGCGAGGAGGTAAGGTAGGCACAAGCGACTTATATGGCTCTACATTCATTGAGGGCTGGTATGAGAGTAT